CTTACGTAAACGTGTGAATTAATTCTGGCATATTCTAGTGTTTTATGATTTTGGACTTATTGCGCATAACTTGAGCAATTTCCTCTATTTTAATATTTGATAATCTTATTTTTGTATTACGTCTCGCAGCAGCTAATTCTCTTTTAAATCTATTAACTAAGTATTCCGGAGTATTGATTCTCGTTGCTAAAATCGCGTGAGCTATGTATTTATACATTGCTTCCTCTGCAAATTTATGTACTGTAAGATCCTCGTCGTCCCCGCTTAAGCCGTCAGATATATATTTTAATGTGACTATTCTACCTACAAAGCTAGAGTCAAAGTTTATTATGTTGGCTATGGGATCTATATAAAATACACCATTAGCTTGAGCTCTTTCTGGCGTTAGCCCATATCTTCTTCCAAAGTGATTATTAGCAATTATGTCAGAGCTATTTATATTGTCTGAATTTTGTTGACCACTAGGTGCGGATTGGAAAGCTGTCTTTGTTTGCGATTGATCCGCTAATAATAGTTCCCTGTTTTGCTCATCGTACAAGTATTGGTAGTCTGATCCTTGCAATATAGGTAATGGATTTGAAGTTTTTATAGCAGGGTAGACTACTCTTTCAATCCCTCTTTCGTCTGTCCATGTTACCTTAACATAATTTACATAATCTTTAGGCAGTATAAAATTCAGGCTTGGCCCTATCTCTATTTCTTGTGACTTTACAGATGGTAAAATATCATAGCTAAACTCTTGTAAACAACGCTGAGCATGAAAAGCTACGTCCGTTCGTTTTATTTTGCTTATTATCTTACCTTCACCTACATAAGATATTATAAAGTTATTCACGATATCTTTAATGCTTGTAAATTGGTACGCTCCATAATCTTCATCCCAGCTATTCCATTGACCGTCTGGACCTAAGTAGTATTGTTCGTCTGTTTGGTTTATTACGCTCATAGATTATGCTTTTTCTTGTTGTATTTGTTCTTGTTCTTCTGAATTAAATACTTGATATATACTCAAATCTTTAACTAGCAGTCCAGCTAATTCTAATATCTTTATAACCAATTCAGATTCTTCTGATGGATCTAATTCAAAATTAACAGAGTAAGTAGAGTCATATAATGCTTCTCCATAAACTGTTTGGTATTTCCATTCTACTTTTTTTGGCCTTTTTATATACGTTGCGCTAACATCCGTAACTATATCAGAATTACCGTAAACCTCTAGTCCTTCTGTATCAGAAGTATATACTGGTCTTGAATCCTTAGGTTTGGTTAAAGGAGAAGAGTTTATATATAAAAATTCATTATGATTTATCCTTTCAGCTTCAACATAATGTATATTTTCTTGTCTGTAGACAGTTGGATTTGCTACTGGGTAATTTGCGGGTTGAGTAGGAGAAGGATATAAGTCTTTAGTTGTTACATGCTTATATATAATTGTACCAAGTCGGTACATGTCTGTTGGTAAAACAAACCGTGTATCTGTAAGATTACGTATCAAGGCTTGCTTAGTTTCAAATGCTGATATTTTTTTATTTAATACATCAAGCATGTCAGAGTATTCAGTGTCGTTGCCTGGTACCCTCCCGAACTGGTTGATGTCATAAAAGTATTGTTCAAACAAATCCATTTGAGCTTGATTTGCAAACAAATTAAATTCCTGAGGCGTAACATACCCTCGTTGTTCTTTATTGAGTATTCCTAATACTCTTTGGTAAACAGTATCTATACTTACGCTCATATTCTTTTATTATTATTTATAGTGATTAGGCCACTTTTAAAGCGACCTAACCGCTATAAAAGTAACTTAATAAAGTTTCTTCATTATTGCTTTATAAACCTCCATACCTTCATCTGTCTTGAAGTATGCAGCTAAAGCGGAATAAGGGTGCTCATCAAAAGGAATCGTTAATAATTTTCTATTTGTGTCACCGTAAGAAAATGTTCGCTGATCTTGAGATAAGCTTATGATTCCAGCTTCTACAGCTTTCACGCCTACATTTCTTAATTGAACATTATCATCATTTACTAGCTGAATGAAAGTTTGAGGTTGTCTTTTTGCAAAGATCATTAAATCTCTTTTTATCTCACTAGAAGATAACTGACTAACCTTGCTTCCAAATTCAACCCTAAGAATTGCTTCAGCCTCATCTACAGTTAATTTCTTAGCTGCGTTTAAAGCCGCTAATTCAAGCTCAATCCAATCTAATTCATTTTCTGATATTCCAACAGGATCAAATTCATAATATATTTGATCTTTATATGGGTGGTATAATGATAATAATTTTTGAAGTGCAACTCTTTCTTTAGGTACTACTAATTGGCCATTACGTAATATAATTCTGCCTAATGTTGAAGTTCCTTTTTGTTCGTCTACAAAAGCAGACGGTTGATTTGTTGCATATCTAATTTCTCTATTGTAACCTAATTCTTTGTCAAAATACAATAAAGGTTTTCTTGCAGAATGCTTTGAAGGTAAACTATAAACTAATGGTGATTTACCTGTTTTTAAAACATAAGTTCTGTCTTTAAATTCAAACACTGGCTTTACCGGTGCTTTTACTTTTGGTGTTGCTTTTTCCGCAACGATTTGAGGCGCAACCTCAACAGTTTCTTCTGCTACTTTAGCCTTTTTAGCCATAATATAATAAAATTAAATAATTGATAAAAGTAATAATTACCCCCGTTGATGTAACGAGGGTAAGAATTACATTAATTAAGCTCTATGCTTTTTTCAATAACACAAAGTTGTTAGCAGCTTGTACACATAAACATCTTTCTGATAAGAAATGAACGTTCATTGCGTCTTCGTCACTTGTATAGTTTCCACCAACAGATCCAGTGATCCAAGATTTCATTTTTCTATCATCTGCTTCAGAAGCTCTGTAACGGATGTGTAAGAATGGTCTTGAAATGTTCTGCCCTAATGCTTGGTCATATACAGTTGAAGTTCCAGCTGGTACAATAACACCTTCAACATCTCCAACTAATCCACGTGTAGTAGCGTCGTTTAAGTATTTCCAGTCTGTTTTGTAAAAGTCGTAAGAACCTCTTCGGAATCCAGAGAATCCTAAGTTAAGTGCCATGTCTTCAGAATTTTCAAATACTCCAAAAGAAGTACCTCCAGTTCCATAAGAATTTTGAGCAGCTAACATATTGTCGATACCTAAAGATGTAGAACGATCTAAGAATAACATATTCTCTTCAATTGCTCCTTGCTTATCAAGCTCTCCTAAGATAGCGTCGAAATCTTCTAGTCCAGTTCCAGCAGCTCCGAAATCAGCATCAGTATAAACTAACCCTCTGTTTTCAAGTGCAGCGAATAGTCCATCAGATCCAGTAATTTGAGTACCTCCACCTAAATTAGCAGCCGGCGTAATTGCGTTGGCAGCTTTTTCAGCTTCAATCATACTCATTTCTAATTGATCCTCAAAACGAATTCTTGCTTCGTGCTCAGACTTTAAGTACCATAAGTACCCAGAAGTTCCAGCTTCAGTAGTTACTTCAACCCATCCAATTTGTGCAGTATCAGAACCGCTTACAGCATACTTGTCTCTAAGAATGATTGGTTTGTTGTTGAATTGCTCGAAAGCAGCATCTACAGATGTACCTGCGTTGCTTGTACCTTTAGCGTATTCAGAACCGTATACAAATACTTTACCAGCAGCATGAGCAGTAATAGCTCCAGCATATCCAGCTACAGTAAGTGTTACATCTCCAGCTGCGTCAGGTGCACCAACAGATTGTACATAAGCTTTCTCAACAACTAATCCGTTGGCTGAAGCAACTACAATAGTAGCACCAGGTCCAATAAGGTTAGTTGAGTTATTAGCAGCGTCTCCAGGAATAACTACAGTTGTTGCTGTAGATACAATTGGGTCGTATGCAATGTGTAAACGCCCTTGCTCAGACCATACTACTTGGTCAGATGCCATAGGCATTTCAGCTCCTACCATACGTAAGAATCCAGAGATAGTACGGTTACCGTATCTTTCTACTTCTTTCTCATATACTTCTGGTAAGAATTGTTGTGTAAAATCTAAATCTGCAAGAGTTAGATAGTTGTCGTTAAACAACGTTTGTGTTGGGCGTGGCGTTAAGTGAGCTAATGCTCCTGCGCTACCCGTAAATGATCCGTTTGCGGCCATAGTCGTAAATTTTAAATATTAATTATTTTTTTCTTCTAATTTTCAACTTGGAAGAACTTTGACCACCTGATACTGATTTAACAGTCCAGCCGTTAGAAGCTTTGACAGTTTCGTGGGTCCCTCTCGGATCCATGTCAATGTTCTTAGCTTTGGACATCGTTTCTTTTATTGCGTCGGTTTTACCTTGCTGATAAAAGTGATTTGCAATCGCATCAGGGTTCATAGCTGTAAATAAGGATTTGTGATATCCGGCCGCATCATTCATTTCATTTTTATCATTCAAGAACTTCTTGACAAAATTTGTGATGTCGGATTGACTCTCCTTAACTTTATCTGCGTTGTTAACTTTGAAACGAAATTTCTTTTCACCAACACTGAAATCAAAACCTTTGAAATCGTTGGAAAAAAGCTTTTCTGTTTTAGTATTAAACGTAGATTGTTGTTGTGCAGCTATTTTAGTTGCCTCCTCGTTGTCTTTTTTATAGCGATTAAAAAACTCAACCGCTTTTGTTTGTTCTGGATTTAATTTAGATCCAGCTTTAACTTCTTTATAGTATTTGGTTTTTAAACCTTCTAAGTGACTTTTAGCTTTAGCTACTTCTTCTTTGTATGCTAATTTTGCTTTTCTAACCTCTCTCTCTTCATCTAACTCCTCGTCATAAGAAAAGTCTTCCATGAGGACATCAATATCTTCTTTGTCAAGATATGGTTTGGTGTTCTCGTAATATTCTCTTAATAATTGCGTTTCATTTAATGAAGCGTAATCCGTGTTAAGCTTTACATAATCCTCCAGGCTTCCCCCGGTCTCATCCATAAACTCAACCACTTTTTGTATATTTTCTGGTAATTCAATACCAGCATCCGCTTCAACTATAGCCTGCTCAACTTGTTCGTTTAGTTCCTCTACTTGATCTGTTATTTCTTCAATAACGGATTCCTCAGCTTGAACGGGCTGTTCTTCATTTTGGATGGGCTCCCGTACTTCTTCAACCACTCCTTCGCTACTTGGCGGGTTTTCGGGTTGCTCGAGAGGAGCATTGCTTGCATTTGTTTCTTGTTCTGGAACGGCATCTTCTTTTGGTTTACTAAGCTCGTCTAAATTAACCTTAATAACGCCTTCGTCGTAAGACATTGGGTTTTGCTCTACTGCAGTTGTTTCTTCAACGACTGGAGTTTCTTGTTGTGTTTCTTCTGACATGATAAAATATTATATAATTATTACTATTATTATTACCTAGGATCAAAGGAACCTAGGTCGAAATCCCCGCTAAGTATATCGTTTCCACTGGATTCGAAGTTTCTAGGAGGCAAATCATTCTTTCTTTGATTTATTAATTCACTCTGTTGTGTTGCTTGCAATTTAGTTCGATCGTCTTTTCTATCTTCTTTTTCTGCTAGTTCAGACTTTCTACCTTGAACCTCAACTCCCTTAAGCTGCATGTTCATTGAAAATTCTAGTTGCATTAACTCTTTCTTTAAAGCAGCTTCTTGCATTAATCTTTGAGCATCAATTTGTGCTTTAGCTTGTTCAAAAGAAACTTTTTGCTGAGTTAAAGCTTGTTGCTTTTGCACCTCTGCCATCGCAGCCGCTTCTGTTGCTTGAGCGTTAGCCTGTGCTTGAGCTTGCATATTTTGTTGTTGCATCTGCTGATCTAGCATTTGCTTTTCTTTCTTCCTTACTTTTAATAACTGATTAGCTAGCTTTATGTTTTTTATATCTCTTAAATCAATTGCGTCTGACAAATCAATCATACCCGCTGCAACCGCAGCTTGTATATTATTCTCAAGAACTGCTTTCTCTTCTTCATCTGGTGATAATTCTATAAATATACCAAAATCATATAAATATAAATTAGACATTTCCTCCAATACAGCTACGTTCTGGTTGCCTATCTTATGTATAAAAGCTTCCCTGGTTGGAGAGTACTCTATTATATCAGATATTCTTAACGATAAATTATCGCATAAATCCGATGTTAAAAATAAACTACCGTTTAGTATATGCCTAGTTGCCGTATTAGAATTAGCTGCCGCAAGTTTTTGAACACCCACTAAAGCTCTAGCGTCTGGTGTTGTTCCATCTCTTGCTTCGTTAAGGCCAGTTACATCTCTTATCATTTGCAAATAATAATTATATGTAGCTATTAAACTTTGAAGCTTTGCTCCGCCTGAGCCTGTTTGTAATTCCTGTATAGGTACTTTGCCAGGATTCATATCTCCCTCTTGCGTAAATGATCTACCAATAACAGAACCTGTTTGGAAAAACATATTCAACGCTTCTTGGGGATTATAATTTGTACCATTACCTAAGTCAACTTCAGCTAAACCATCAGCGTCTAAGTAAACACCGTCAGGCACCATTCTAGACATTACTTGTTGAAGCTTCAAATGTGTAAGCTGAATCATATCCGCAAACCCTGTTATACGTGATACGATGCTCTCTATTCGACCTTTATACATTCTAGGTGCTACTATACTATAATTCATTTTAACCTTCGTATAGTCGCTCTTTGGCCTTATCATATTTTTAGCCATTTCCCATTTAAGCATCTTACCTCCTAATACTTTTACTCCTTCGTATAAAACCTCTAGGGATTGAGAAGCTTTTGATATTCCGTACTCCTCCATCAATTCTGGCGGCGGATTAAAATCATCGCTTTTAGGTATAGTTTTTTCAGCTCCTGTTGCTGTTTCTTTTACTTTATAAACATCATTAGCAAAAGTCTTGTAATTAAAGTACAATATTTGTACAGTGTTTGAATCGTCCTCGTCATAGTTAGTCAGCGTGCGGTCATAAAAGCCGTTATTATTGTATGACTGACTTGATATTTCAGATAAATCGTCATTAGTAAGACCAGGAAATTCTTTTTTAAGCTCGTTTAAATGAACTCTTCTAATTTCACCTACATAATATATATCATCAAAATAAGGTGATTCAGTATATGACCAAACTAAGTTGACAGGATCAACGTATTCAACCTTAACTCCTTCTGCTTTAGAGAATGAATTCTTAACAGCCCCTATACCTATAGTGGTTAAATCGTAATTACATCTTCTTTTTATTAAATCATACTTATTGCCCTCTAATAAAACATTAAGCGCTTGTTCTTCGGCTAATTCTACTTGTTGCTTATAGCTAAGCTGCATGTGTAAATCGAGCTCTTCTTTGTTCTTTGGTAAAGTCTCTTGATCTGTTTCAAATAAATTAACCCCAAATTCAGCTGCTGCAAACTCGTTTATCTCTTTAGTTTGCATATCTCTTATGATAGCTTCCATGTATCTTGTACGTTTCTCAACGCCGTATGGATCTTGCGAATAAGCTTTTATGTCAAAAGTTCTTTCTGACATTCCGTTTACTACTATATCTACAAACTTGGGTATAACCGGAACAGGCTTCCAATCTAAATTCAAATACGACAAGTCACCATTGATAGACAACTCATCTTTATATTTTTGTATTCCTTGTTCGCCTCTTGCATACAATCTAAGATTGTGAAAAGTGTTTTGATTACTTTTAAACCTACCTAGGCCGTTATCGGTTTTGAACCACTCGTTCTCTATAGCTCTACCGATAGATGTACCATAATCTAGTGACATCTTTTCTTCATCGCTCGCTATTTGGCTCGGAAAATAACTTGTTATAACTGACTCAGCCATATTTTTATTTTTCTATTATTTTGGAAAACGCACCTGAATTGGTGTATTTAGCTATTCTTAAATTTAATTTTCTTTTTTCTAGTTGAGGCACGGGGCGGTATAAATTCCTATTGCAAGCCATAATGGCGAGACCAGAACTTATAGCAGCATCAAACTTTGTTCTTTTGTTTATGTCAAACTTTGACCAATCGTTTAAAGTTTCATTAAAGTACATTGTACCGTATTGCCCGTCACTCTTTAATCCTACGTGTTGATCTATATAAGATTCAATTGCCGCAGCGTGTGCTTGTTTTATATCTTCACTTGAATTAGGTATTCCGCCTATTTCTTTTTCTGTTACGGATAACTTGTTCCATATTTTATCGGGTCTGTTCATTGAGTACCCTCTATAACCTCTTCTTTTAAAATAATAAAGCAACCTTGGCTTGTTGTTCTCACATAATAAAGGCATCCCGTAAAATACACATGCCATTAATACATCTTCAAAAAACATCTCAGCTGTTTGAGGTCTTGCTACGTATTCAAGGAAAAAAGTATTAGGCGGATGATCTTCTAAGCTAAACTTAGTTAACCCATGCAAAGCCCCCTTTGAACCTCTACCGTCAGTTGTGCCTGATATATCGTAACTATCGCATCCGAATGCACCCATGTGATCATTACCTGGGCTTTTCATATTGTTTTTAATTACTTGTTTATTTTGTAATGCAACTGTAGGCACCCAAGATAATTTAAACCTACCGTTAGGATTTGGCGTAAATCTAACTTTAGTGTCTTTTATTCCGTTCTCCCAACTAAAGCTTCCTGTTGTTATTACATTAGAATTGCTTAAGTCTTCGTTGTAGTCTATTTGCTCGTATATTTTAACTAAATTAAATATACTGTTTTTAGTCTCATCTCTAAATGCGTGCTCCTCTGTCCTAGGGAATTGTCTATAAAATTCATTAAGAGCATCTTGGTCTCCTTTTAATCCTTCTACTTCATTATTCCAATGCTCTATTACTCCTTGGTCTATTTGTTCCCCGTGAGGGCCAACACAATCCTCTGGTGGCTTATCGAAGACAGGCATTCCAAAAGAATCAATGAATCCTTCGTAGTTCCATTCCATAGGTATGAACAAAGAATAGAGTCCTGACTTGGTTTGTCCATTTCTGTTTCTTTTTAAAACATTAGAATCGTTGAATAACTTTTTGAAATTTTCACCTCCCTTATCTAAAGCGTTTGATGTTGATCCCATCATACACTTACCAATAATTCTGCTTCCTAATCTTAGCGTTGTTTTCGTAACCCTCCAGTTGTTGAGGATGTTGTCCGGCTTCTCCCATTTACCCGATTCATCATGGACGAGGAGTTTAAGCTTCTCCCCATCGTAGGAGTTGTCGCCCGTGTTCTTCCAGTCGATAGTGGTATCGAGACCCTCGAGGAGTTCCTGATCTTGTTTATTTTGTATGGATTTTCTAGTGAGTCTACTGGCAGGTATTCTATAGGCAAGCTCGGTCTTGGGGCGGTCCATACCGTCTTGGATCGGTTTGAAAAAGAAGGGATAGTTGACGGAAATTGGTACCACCTTATCTGTGAACATCTTCTTAGCATCGGAACCCGATTTGGACAATATGCCGAACCGTGAATCCGAGGAAATTGTAGCAAGGTTAACTGACTCAGCTGAGGACATAAAAGAGAACCCTGATCTACGGTTTTTAAGATAACACATTCCATAAGCCCGGGTGTCGGCTTTGCAAGCCTCCCAGAAAATGAAGAATAATCTGTTTGCTTCCCTAAAGTCTGGGAACCCAACATCAATTTTGGACCACTGCAAGTACATAAAGTGAGTGCCAGTAATGTAAGTAGCCACACTTTTATTATTGAACCAATGGCCTTCTTCTCTGCGTTTAAATTGTTCATCTATATATGGTTCCCATTTTTTATGAAAAGCATCAGGGTAATCCCTCCAATCAAAAACACTTTGTATTTGTTTTAATTCTTTTGGATATTCTTCAACTGTCCACTTGTTATTTGATTTATCTAATTTAGCAGGAACTTTAGGTAAAGCTATTTTTAATCCTTGTATATTGTACACTTCACCTATCTGCCCTGTCTTGCTTATTACAACTACATCATTTTCTTTATTGTAGCCGTATTTCCATTTTCTAGACTTATTTAGCCTAGATATAGTATTTTGCTTTATTGGCGTTATTACACTGTATAGATTTTGCTTATACATTACCTAGATCTTTTTTCAGCAAAACCTTTAAAAGCCTCTTTTTTAACTTCTTCTTTCGGCTTATCGTCTAGTAAGTTCTGTTCTTCTTGTATTCTGTTTAGTATTTCGAAAGCGTCAAAAATAGCTAGCTTTTTAGTTGCTGCTGCATTCTTTAATCTATCAGCAGTAATATCGTCTCCCGAATCAACGATAGCTTCTTTAGCTACTTTTATTAATTCTTCTACTGCTCTATGCCCAGCTTGGATTATATTCTTTTTCGTTTCCTTGACGTTCATATTTGATTGTGATTTGATTAGTTGGTACTCTATATAGCTTTTGCCTGTCTATTATAAACTCGTACTCGCTACTAGGTTTAAAGCCTATTAAATCCTGCTCTTCAACGTCTTTGAGATCTGGATCTTTTGTTTTAATAACTCCTATTAATGGCTTTTCAAAATTAATAGAAAACATTTTATCTTCATGAATGGGTTTTACAAAATTATAACCTTTACAAGCTTCCCATTTATTTTTTCTTTTATAAGCATATACTTGATCAGCGCTTACAAAAAAAGTGTCATTTTCGAAATAGCTTTTGCTATTCTTTTCATTTCCTCGTATATCTCTATACCTTCTAAAAACATTATGGTGTACAATAACCTCATCACCTATTTTTATGCTTGTTTCAATTCCTAGTGGTATTGCTATCACTATACCTTCTCTACTTACATAATTGTGATTTTGCAATTCTGTATTTAATATAAGTTTTGAATCACCAATTACTTTTTCATTATTGGTCCTGCTGTTTTTAGGTTTTACAATAAACTCAAAAATAGCTTTCATTTAATAATCTATATTATATTCAATAGCTATTGCCATGTTTTTATTGAAATCTTTCCAAGGTAACACGTCGTCCCCTTTCTGTATATAAATAGAGTACTTATCTTTCTCTTCTATAATATTAACTATAGTATGCCCGCCGTAAACCTCTTGACCTACTGCGTAGTGCATCGCATCATTCTTATAGTCTTTACCTATGCTAATCTTCCTTAATAGACTCATCTTTCTCTTTTATTTCGCCTGTAGATATATCTATGTCTACTTTACCGTATTTGTCTTGTAACTCAGACTGCTTAGATTGGAACTCTTTAGACGCCTCGGTTATAGCGTGTAATAACTCGTGCTTCTGTGCTTCTATACCCCCTATTTGCAATTGAAGATTATTAATCTTGTGTATGCCGGCTTGCAATTCGTCCAGCTCTTTTTTTTCTAATTTACTCATTTAATTAAATTTAATTGTTATTTTTTTTATTTTTGCTTTAGATAATTAATAATTACGTCTAAATCAACATCTTTTAATACTTTATTACCCATAGCCGCTTTGTTTTCTTTGAACCAATTCTCCGGATCAGACAAGCATTTTGCATATTGTATTACCATTTCCTGAGGTGTATCGACTATAAATCTATAAGCGGGGCAACCCACTTGCAAACTCCATCTATCATCAGGAAGCTGCATTATAGTGGTTTTTTGTATTTTAAAATTAGGCTTAAGTTCTGACATGCTACTTAGATTGCATTGATTTCGCTTTTTCCCAAGATCTTCCAACAAAATAAGCACCATAAACCGTCACTAACAATGTTTGAAATATTGGTATATATTCCTCGGCTATTACGAATTCCCCAATGTTGCCATCGAAAAATGCACATACCGTAAATATAAATGTTAAATATATAAGAACAGCTGGCCGAATATTTTTAGAAAGAAAAGAGTCAGATTTCATATCTGATTCCCATCTTGCGGTAACTTGTTCTTGAGCCTCTTTATCTGCTTTTTCTAATATTTCAGTTATAAGCCTATGCGCCTCAAGTTTTTCCTCCTTGGTTGTTGTAAGCTTATCGATAACGTTACCAACCTCTTTGATAACGCTACCTGATAGCCATTCCCATATTTTTTTCATTTTTATTTATTGTCCTTTAACGACGCTTTATCCCTTTTTTGTGATTGATCAGTTATTAGATTTTTCGGATCATATTTAGGGTTATATTCTAGCGGCTCACCGTTCAAAGTGTAAGTTGGGTGCTTTACATAGCCGGGTTTACGTGCGCTCTTGTTAAGCTTTTTAGTATAGGCAGTTTTAGCCTTTTTAGAAGCTTTCTGCTTTTGTGTTTGTTTAGCTACTGAAGGCTTAGCAGCTTTAGTTGCTCTTCTTGCTACTCTAGCCGCTTTTCTTTCTGCAGCTCTTTCTTTTCTTTCTGCTTTTTTAATGTTTCCAGCATCTCTAGCAGTTTTAGCTTTAGCTAATTTTTTATCAATAGACTTTGTTTTTCTAGTTTGCTTTTTAGTAGGCTCTACTTTTTTACCTTTAGGCTTTATAACAGCAGCATCTATTTTTCCTGTCAATTTTGTTTCTACTGATAAAGGCTTAATACCTGTTGACTTAATCGTTGAAACAGCTGCTACCTTTTTCCTTTTTTTCGGCTTAGCATCCCAGTTTCCTGTTCCAGTAAAAGATTTTGTTTGTCTTTTCGCTTCCTTTATATAATCAGCTTTTGACATACCCGCATACCTTTTAGTTTTCTTAGCTTTCTCATAAGCCATATCGTAACTAACCTTTGGTCCGTGTATCACGCCGGTTTTCTTAACCTTTGGATTTAATTCAACAAGATTAGCGTACTCTTTTTTTACTGAATAAGGAGTCATAGAAATATCATCCGAGGGGATAGCTTGCATGGCGTTGTTAGCTTTCTGATTTCCCCCTATTGTGCCTAGCCCATCTTCTCCTTTTTTAATGGATTGCCCGTCATATCTATCTTTAGCAGGTGAGGACATTTTCATTTTAACAGGAGCACCCATGTTTAATATAGGTTGTGTTACCATACCTCCTTGGGTTGTTCTTTTAATTTTTGCGGTTATAGGACTGCAGCCTTTTTGTTTATATGCCATCTTATTTATTTTTATATGGGAAATATTTATTTAATGTTTCTTTTCTTTTTTTGCAGCCACACCCTCCAGGTATTTTATCTGCTAATTTTTTTATACCAGTAGCTTTAGTAAATTTTTCTACTGTATCTCCTAATCCTTTTGATTCCATAAGTTAAAATTACTAATGATATTATTGCAATATGATTTATGTTTACATGCGCTTCCCCACATGCCCCTGTAATGTGCTCTATTATTTCCATATCTTATGTATTAGCAATTCCACCTTCGTCTAGCCGCTCTACCTCTTTCAGATGTCCAACTTTTGGATCTAGCGCAAAAAGCTTTTCTTCTTTTAGCTGCTTTACCACCTGGCTTTAATTTAGAAGGATCTTTAGTAACCGCTGTTTTAAGTTTACTACCTGGATTATCAGCTCTGTACTTAGCCGTTCCTTTAGCGGTCATACCTCCTCCAGCTGCTGCTCCAGTGCCTGTCTTGTTAGCTTTATTATAGTACCCTTTAGATTTTTTCCTAGATGGAGCGTCTCCTTTTTTCTTTAAAGGCGAGTCGCAACCGCAATCTGATGTTTTAAAGGGATTATTTTGAGTATAAGCCATAATTATTTATTTTTAAAGTAACCTTTCTTTAAAGCGCTTCTCATTTTACCGGGGGCTGCTTTAATAGCCGCTTGTAAATGAGGGGGTAACGTATTTTGAGCTCCTTGTAGTTTTTTAGTTGCGGGGCTTTTAGCTTTCATATTATAACCCTTTTTAGTCATGGCTAAGGGACCGTAACTAGATTGTTTATATAAATCCAAGCCAGAACCAAACCCACCTCCTAAACTTATAGGGGCTATATCATTTGCGCCTATAGCATTAGCGGCTTGACCTGTAGTTACGCCGTTAGCATCTGCTTCTATCTGCTGGTTTTCTTCATCTGCTACCTTTTTAGCAGCATCGAGTTCAGCTTTATCTTTTGCTGCTTTTGCTGCTGCAGCGGCCGCGGCTTTCTCTGCTTTCTTCTTTTTTATAGCATCTCTTTTGAATTGAGCTTTTTGTTCAGGATCTGATTGTTCACCTAAACCTCTATCTCTATCCCCTTTGTAATACTCTTCTCCGGCTTGTCTACCAGACTCTCTTGCTAATGTTTGATTTTTTGCTGTATTGTCAGCATCTATAAATCGATCATTTTGCTTATTAAACTTACGTCTCTCCTTAGCGGTTGCATCGTCGTTTAATACATATTTACCGTCTTTAAAAGTAACACCTTTATTTTTATCCAGTCTTCTAGCAGCCTGGTCTCTTTCATTTGTAGCTTTTCTAGTCCCTCTTTTTAAACGATTTATTTCCCAAGGCTCTAAAACTCTACCTTGCTTAGCTGTTTGTAAAGTGCCTTCGTAATCTAAGTCTTCACCTTTAACAGTAACCTCTTTAGTAGTAGTTACAGGCTCTGGATCCTTTACACCCTCTTTCCATTCACAGCCAGCCAATTTAGCTTCTTTAGAATTTTTACCTTTGAATTTACCGCAACGTTTTTTAAACTCCGATAAGTTTGGGTCCTCTGTAGTCGTGGTTACTTTTTTAGTTGATTCTTCACCCTCTTCAGTACCTCCGGCTGTTGCAGGGGTGTCTTGCTTTAAAGGGGAATATTTAAAAAGAGGTGATCTTTTTACTCTGCTAGTTATTGGTTTGCTCATGTCTTATGTTTTATTATTTAGGGTCTATCGCGTTTGCTGCTTGGCTATTACTTTCTGAACTTGCATTTGCATCAGCTGAGTTATTAACAACTACTTTTGTGCCACCGCCGCCACCGCCGCCTTTTTTACCTCCGCCTAAAGCACCTAATATCATAGGGGCCGCTTTCGCTATAGCTGCAATTGGTAATTTAGCTGGGGAGCTTCTCATTTCAGCTGGAGAAGATTCTTCTGATTGTCTCCCTGCGTCAAATTCTGCTTGTAAATCACCTATGCCAGCTTTCTTAACTGCTCCAATTTTAGCCTCTCCTTTTATAAGAGCCATATTCATTTTGCAGGCGCTTGACGCTTTGCTTGTTATTGATTTTGCTTTATATCCCATTTTTATGAATTTTCGTATGCTTCTTTTTCCCAAGGCAGATTTTCTGCCCCTTCGTTCATTTGATCTCTTTTGTATACTCTAGCGGGGGATTTGGTGTCTTTTTTCCATGTTACCGTATTGTTATCATACTGCAACTTACCTTGAGCCATCTGGTCTAAATGAACTTGTTCATGTTTAATAGCGTCCTCCTTAGCCTTGCCTTTTAATGCTTTGTCTATAAATATAGTACCGTCATTATTAGCCTCAGCTAGTATGCCTCCCTCTAGTTCTTTTTTAAACACCGGAGTGTTGTAAGAGGATGTTTCTTTATCTATACCTACAAGGTCTGAAAATTCTTTTAATCTAAATCCCATTATCTTTCGCTGTCGTTTATCATATCATCAATAGCTTTATTATAAACTTTATCAGTATATGTTTTGTTTTTGTAAAATTTACTATTACGTGAAACCGGTAAATCTTCTTGTCCTAATAATATTCTATATATTCGCATTATTAATTGACTACACTTTAGTGATACTTTATAGGCAGCATACTTTGAGGTTGTTCTATTCCGTTCTTTAAAAACATCAATCCAGCCATCTCTTCTTAATCGCTCCCAGCGATTTTTATCCCAACTATAAGTATAAGTACCATTAATAAAATCATTCCTAGTAAAAAGTTTTTTACAATCTAAATATATCAGCAACTCTAAATCAGCATCTTTAAGATCATAAGTTTTACAAGCCCATCTTCTAACAAGCCTATAATACTTAAACAAATTCATATCTCTTAAATCTTGGCTAGTAAATATCATTCTATAAGAACTATATCGGGAGCTTTTAAAACTAAATAAAATTTATCGTCCCACTCTATACCGTGTCCTGCGTGTTTATCATACCAAACCACATCGTCTTTAGCTATTACAGGTACTTGATCACCAACACTAATTACTTTAGCTTTTAGGTATCTAATATCTTTGTTTTGTTTTTCAGTGAGCTCTAAGCCTCCTACTTTCTTCGGAGCCTCTTTTATTTTTTCTACTATTAAGTAATAATTAATTGCTTTCATTATGCTAATCTTTTATTACTAATTACACAGTCTGCAGATATTATTGTTGTTACAACACTTACTGCATTTTTTAGCGCCGATTTTGTAACCAAAACCGGATCTATAATACCTGCTTTAATCATATTAACTTCTTTGCCAGTCTTAACATCAATACCTCTATTTTTAATAGTAAGCTTTTTGATCTCTACAATACCCGCGTTGTCTAATATGGTGTAGTAAGGTGCTTTGATTGCTTCTAGCAATATTTCCTCACCCCTGTTAGCAGGTTTAATTTTCTGTGAAGCATTTAGTAAAGCTACACCTCCACCAGCAACAATACCTTCTTTATAAGCGGCTTTTGTCGCATGAATGGCATCCTCAACTCTATCTTTCTTTTCTTTTAATTCCACTTTGGAATCAGCTCCAACTCTTATAATACCAACTTTACCAGTTAGCATAGATAATCTTTGTTCTAGCTTTTTTCTAAAGAAAGGATTAGTCTCATCTGCAATCTTATTTTCAACAAAAGATATTCTTTCATTTAAAATATCTCCATTTGTTTCAACTTGCAGCACTGTGCCTTTTTCGTCAGTGACTGATTTAACGGCTTCACCTAATACATTAGGATCTATTAAATCTAAGTCATCTCCAAGTGATTCATCTATTATAGTAGCATTTGTCAATATAGCTAAATCTTCTATAGTATCTTGTCTTGTTGGCCCAAAACCAGGTGTATCTATAATGTTTACCTTAATATTACCTTTCACTTTATTTGATATCAAAGTAGCTAAAGGTTGTTGCTCTACTTCTGAAACTATTAATAAACTTCTTTTGTTCTTTATAACGTGTTCTAAGACGTTTTGTATTCTTCTTATATTAGGAATAGGAGAGGAAACAATAAGCACATAGGGGTTATCTAAAACAGCAGATCTCTTGTCTTTGTCTGTCGCTAAATGTATTGATTTTAATTTTGAATCAAATTGTACTCCTTCAACGAATTCCACGTAAGTTTCGTTCGTTTCAGACTCTTCCATTAATACGACTCCATTACTTCCAACTTTTTCGTAAGCTTCTCCAATTTTTCTTCCAAGCTCAACATCGTTGTTACAGCTAATTGTAGCAACACTCCGTAACATTTCACCTTCAACTGGAGTACTGGACTTATCAAGATGTATCTTAACTTTGTTAGCACAACTAATAATGCCATCTTTAATACCTCTAACTTTTTCTTCATTTAAACTTTCATTAGCTATTTTTAACAGAGAATCAGCCAGTACGGTAGCCGTCGTGGTACCGTCACCAGCCTCTCTTACTGTATTGCTAGCAGCTTCCTTTATTAAGGTTGCTCCTATATTTTCAACCGGATGTAATAAGACTACGCTTTCCGCAACGGTTACACCATCTTTTGTAATTACCGGTCTACCCAAAGCATCTTCATATATTACGCATTTTCCCGAGGCTCCTAAAGTGGACCTCACTGCGCTTGCTAATTTATCAACGCCTTGCATTATTTCATTTCTAGCAGGTTCACCGAATGTCAGTGTCTTCACTATATCGCTTGGATTGTTTGTTTCCATGTATTTTATTTAATTAAATTTAATTTGCCTTTTACCCGGCAGGGTTATTTTTTATCTACGCTTGAACCACTACTGGGCTATCAACCCCTTCTAATATTAAAGTAACCTCAACATCTTCACCTGTATTTGAAAACCCAGTGGATGTAGATGCAGTAAATGCTAATAAATTCCCTTTTTCGTATGTTAGGTTTAAATTGCTAACATCTTCATAAAACCCAGGGTAATCTCCATCAGAGGTTCTCCATTGTTTTTGTATTGCTCCAGCGGTTGCCCAAGTAGAGGCTTGCGTCACGTTCAAATTAGGGTTTATAGCTTTAGAAAACCTAAAAGAAACAGTAGCATTATTGTTTATAGTAGTCATACCAACGGTGCTTGACCACTTAACAGCTACAGCTTTAATTTTACAATCATCCATTATAGTTAAATTACCTAAATGATCCGACGCTGTAGTTAATTCTGTACCCCAATTTACAGTATCACCTCCAAGTACATCAGCAGATCCTCCTGCCGCTCCAAAGTTTACAAAGGTACCAGAGAAAGAATCCCTAATTGAAGAACCAGTTGCTGGTGTTGAAGGATTAAACTTAACATCAAAGACTTCTTCGCCTTCAGCTGGCAAAACGTTCACGAAAGCTTCCACTTCGCATTGTATTAAAGCTGCATTGTACTGCTCTAAAGTTTCTCCTGTTATATCGCCAGAGAACTCTAACCTTACTATATCATTTTTATTAGGGTTATTTTTTTGAACCCCAAGTATTAAGTCTAAATAATAGTCATTATTCTTTTTGCCTTTTATTATGCTTAGAACACGACTGCCATCAATTACTATTTGACCCTGTTCTTGAGTCTCTATTACTAAATATCCCATTTTTTGTTTTTATTTGAAAGTTTTAACCACTTTGGGGCCTTTTATAAATTCTAATTTTTTATTGTAGTGTTCGATAGTAGAATCTATAGAAGTTTCCGCAGCTTCCATTGTTTCTCTTCTTGTTATATCAACCCACTCGTCGTCTTTTCTAAGATCTTGATATTCCGTTTGGTAATATCCGTTTGGTAATTGAACTATTCGCCAGTTAGCTTTATCAGCAATATGGTTCCATAATTCTAATCGATCTTCTGTTGGTTGTGGTTGACTACTCCACGAATTAGTCTGGTAATAAACTGTCATTGGTTTAGGTTTTGTAAGTTAATTTTGGTTTATAAAGTTATTATTACTCATTTTACTAATATATTAATACAAAAACACATGGTACTCGCTAAAGTCCATGTGTTTCGTTATAATTGGGCGCTAATTACAGCACCCCCGCACCAATGAATAGATCAAAGTCGTCCCAAAATACAAGTTTTGCAGTATTCAGAGCCCGTCTAGTAGAGCGATTAAGCGCTACCTCAAGTAAAAGAAATTTCAGCCATAAGCCTACTCAATCCTTGTCAGTTGCATGTCCGGCTATCGTCGGCGTTTGAAGTACAGTTACGTTTCATCCGTACTCGACGCATCTCCATATCCAGATCCGAGGGGTCACTGCTGCACCTTTTCATCCCAGTGACTCCTTTTGAGGGGAGCCAAAGAAACTACTACGATGCCCGGGTGCTGTTCCTATGGGTAGTCCGTTACTAGAATGCAACCATATCGAGCTGGTGTCCACTTAATGCAAAGCTTTCAGCGCCGCTTCTGCTGCAGGAATAGGCTTCGATCCGGGCACAATGTTATTCTAGGTTAAAGGCCAAAAAGGGACGCAGGTTAGAGACGGGGTGTACTCCCTCGGTCGCCATAAGTTATGGACAGAGGCATGAAGTCGTCAGAGGCCCCGAAGTTCCCCCCGCTAAGGGGGAAAATCAGGACGTAACAGTTACAGAGGCCCCTCTCCAAAGTCTAGAGGGCAACCGCTCAGGTTAACGTATTAATGCCTTATGTTAAGAAAGGTTATGCACCTTTCAATCCACCGCACCTTTGGCATAGGGCGGGTTTTACTCACAGTGCAAGAAGGAAGACCCATACAAGAATAGATGTCTAGGATCGCCGTCTTCACTTTCAACTTCAAATTGGCGACGTAAATCCACTACGAAGCAAATTACTACCTATTGTCGCTGACTGTGCAACCTATCACAGGGACAGGGTCCTATCCCCACAAAAAATGCAAGAAGAGACTCAGTGTCACTATATCAAGGAGTCGTGCAGGGGTGCTGAATGCAGTTCACCCAGCGGCCGCGATATGAATACCGACGAACACCGGGAGTACTAAAAATAGCGCCCATGTACTTTATTTATAATTCAGAGAATGCGATGCCGTTCTTTTTTTGATCGTCAGCGATTCCTCCAGTTAAGTTTATTTTTCTAAGAGTGTGTGAATATGTCACTACTCCTTTTTTTGTTTTTTTAATTCTAAATCCTATAGGCAATTTCGTGTTGTTAGGAAAATGATTAGTTATAGAACTGTAGCCTGAAAGCAATGGAAATGATAGTTTAAAGTAATAATCAAATTTAAAATCATACCAATCACCCGCTGCATTATTTATAGGCAGAGAAACAGGTCTTACATCGTAAGGAGGTGCTGTGTTTGCTGGCTCTTCTATCTTCATACCAGAAGATTTGTTTCCTGAAGCACTCGCTCCTCTTTTTCTTTTCTTAGTAAATCTCTCTATAACAACCTCGTAAGTTACACCAGGCTCTAAAGTTAGATTTTCAAACTCCATGTATAATCGTGGTACTGCCACCACCATACTAGTATTGTTCCAGGCTCTTTGAGAACTGTAGGTTTGGTCTTGGTTCCACCTTAACTTTATACCTACTAAATCTAAATCAGCAGCCTCGTTCTCACTAATGTAATCAGTTAACTCTTTGACAGAGAAATTCTTTGTAACATTGTTATTCTCAACATCGGTACCTATTAATTTATCTGTACCCTTTATATTGGTGTCTAATGCGTATGTACTTATTCTTGCCATGTTAGTCTGTATTATAGTTTGCGCCACTTTCGCTCTGGGTACCTTGCCCCTCGTTTCCTCTGTTAGATTTTACAGAAACAAACTTTTGTCTTTTGTGATCATAGTCTTGTCCTTCTGCTTCAGACGGATTCTTCCTACGTTCTCTTTGAGCGTGAGCTTTCTTCGCTTTTCTAGCAGGTGACATCGCATAGGCTTTATCTCTTGCCGCTTTGTCTCTTCGTGCTTGTGGCGATAACTGTTGTCTCATACTCTCTATGATTACGCTGTTTTTATTATTATTAATCCAATAGTGACAATAGGTTATTACTATTTCTATATAACTAGCTAACGTCGTAGACGAGAAAAAAAATATAATAAAAATTTTTTTAGATACTTGGAACGATTGTGTTACGCTATGCTATACAATTTTTTTTTGCCGTGCGGAAAGTTACTTTTTTTTAGGGGGTCCCCTGTGTTTTTCCCGGGTCTGGCCTGGGGTCTGGCCTTTGCCTGGGTCTGGGTCCGCAGCTGTCCGAGCCTGGCTGTCCGGATTCCGTGCAGGGTTTAGCCTTTTTCCTGGGCAGGATCCTGGTCCTGGTCCGCGGCCCTGGCTGTGCTGTAGCCTGGTCCTGAACTCTGGTCCTGAAAATTTTGCAAGCGTACTACGCTGGTCACCCGATAATATATATGAATAACAAATAACAATAACAATATGAAAACTAACAGAACATTCCACCACAACAGACTGATCAACATCGCAACAGGCATCGTGGTCTACGGCACAACAGCATTCATTGGCCTGAGCCTGATCGCAATCGTAGCACACATGATCGAGCACGGCGCGCCAACATCCTTTGGGATCTACGGCTAGAGCTTTGCAAACATAACACGGTGACACACCGATAATATAAATGTATAACAAATAAAACTAATAATTATGTATCAAACAAATCAACAAGCATGGGATGAAGTCATGCGAAACATTAAAGAGTCTGAGCGCAGAACTGTAATCTGCCAGCAGATGTTCGGTCAGGACAACCTGATAGGTCTAACAAACGAGCAGCGTGATCTGTTCTGGGAATCGATCTGATGCTGGTTCGTATCGACACGAAGAACTGGCGCGGCAATTATAACAGTCGCGTGGTTCGGTTCAGCAACGAGCAGCACCTCAGCAATTATCTGCGCGTGTGCTATCGGGATGAAGCCACATCCAAAGTGATCGGGCACGAGATCCTGGAGCGGGACTAAGATCCTGGCTCTGGCATCTGGTCCGGCTTACGGCCTGCTTTTGAAATAGGAGCGGAAGAGTATACTCCGCGGTACGCCGCGTATAGCGTATAGCATACGCTGTATAGCACTTTGCAAACGTAGTACGTGTAGTTATCGATAATATATATGAATACAAAATAATACTAAACTTAAATAGAAATAAACAAATTTGCAAACGAAGTACGAATAGTATTCGATAATATAAATGTAACAAAGTAACTTAATAAACAATTAAATATAATAAATTATGACAAATCAAGAATTATTACAACAAACAATTTCAAAATTATCAAACGAAGAAAAGTTGGCAATCTATCCACCGATCGAAAGAAAGAACTTCGTAGTCCGTAAAAGTTGGATGGGTAGAAATCAAATCATTACCTTTGTCAACAACAAAAATCAAAAGATTACCTATAATCATGATGAGGTATTAAAAGTAATGTTACCTAAACTAAACATCATGCCATGTTGGATCAAACGAGGTTACTGGTCACAAAGTACCGATATGCCTTCAAACGTTAGACAAACGGTAATTGAAAGAGTAGACCTTGAAAAATAGGTTTACTTTCCCTCAGGGATGAGGTGTTCGGGTTGGTGAATGACCATAAAATTCTACCTCATGAAAATGAGTGCCCGACACCACCTTGATGGGTAAATAACAAAATGCTATACATTTGGCCTGGGTATATTTGCTATACACCGGAAGAGTAGACTCCGTCCTACGTGAATGTTTCGTGGTGCTATACACGGTGAAGAGTGATCGATCGGTGAAGCAAAAGAGTACCTAAACCTCATCAAAAAATGCGACAATAGCGTGTTACTATATTTAACTTAACAACCTAACGTCACAGTTTTTATTTTACTTCGTACTAAGAGAGGTAGAGTAATACCTGTACTACTAATTTTACCAATAAACAAAGTATATACTTTTTTGCAAACAAAAAACGTAGGTAGATCGATAATATATATGAATTAAAAATATAACTATTATGACCAAAAATGTACTATTTATCACTAGACTCTGCGAACTAATGGGAGGTGACCGATTTTTCTTGTGCGACCAATATTGCCAAGATGACTTATTCGAAATGCAAGATCGGATCGCTAAATACATAGCGGAACAAGCAAACGACGGGCTAGGTTTAGCCAACTATATGGTGTCTCAATTTCCATCAACCTTTCAAATAGCGAGTACCGATGTGGAGTAATTGTTGCGGTGCAGAACCGAGTTACTTAAGTGACGAGTTATGTGGTGCTTGCTTGGAATGGGCAGAGTTCGACGAAGAAGATGATTATTAATTAAATACTATATACAATGAGAGAATACGAATTTACCAACGAACAAGAGTACGAAGAGTATGCACAGTTAATGTGGCTAATAAATAATAACAAGTAATATGAGAAATATAAAACTTACCGACGGTGATTGTACCTTTGTACACTATGTACTAAGAATGTACGCTAATCAAACAGACAATTTGGATCAAGACGATAAAGAAGAAATATACGAAGTAGCAAATAAATTTAAGTAATTATGGAATTAACAGAAACTATAACCGTAAACGGTTGGGACTTTGAATTAGTAGAGAATGACGTAGACGATGTGTTCTACCAGTGTAGAGGCGAAGTAATGTACGACGACGAGCACGATGAAATGCCGGAACCAAGTCTTTGGCGAGCAGCGGAACGGTTAGAAGAAATACTAACTAAAGACGGATTAAAAGTATATGCCGGCCACAGTGAAAAAGGTTGGGTTGAAGTAACTATAAATAATAATTAAAACGAATACTATGATGACAATGAAAGAAGCGTGTGAGTACGTAAAAACCTCCCGAATAGCTAAAGCTAAGAAGCATAGAGTAGAAGTAACACAAGGTGATCTATGTAGTGGTTTAACGGATAAAGAGTATAGAAGACTCAAAGTGAAAGGTAAAGGAGCCGGTAGTAGAGGTAGAAAGTATTCTCATACCAAGCTATGGAGTGATCAAAACCGATCCAACCGTATTCACACCTTCTATCATAGTAATTAAATTTGCAAACAAAATACGATACCTAATCGATAATATATATGAATCTAAAATACTAATACTATGAACAAAATAAAATTTAAGAAAGACAGTATGACCGGTGCTATACACGCCATACTTAACGGCATTAACTATCGACCATACACGATCGGTAACTTACCTAACACATTCGCCTTCATCTATAACGAAGAAAAAGATCAAGACGGTATAACAGAGTGGTTTAACTATAAAGGATTTACCTATGTCAGAGTTTAAAGATTTCCCAGCCGACAAGATCGCAGAGAAACTAAAGCGAGTTGAGGCATTCGAGAAGAAGTATAAACCTAATACAACGTCAAAAGCGTGGCGTAAGTGGTGTACCGATCCGGAATACCGCAAACGAGAGTGGCAATTACGTCAAAATGTCGCTAAAAGTATAGGAGCAAACCCTAATATAAATTATTTTACTAAAAATACTACAATATGGAATTAATAAAAGTAACTAAAGATGGAGCTCTACATTTTAAATTGAGTGATGGAAGAATTGGCGCTACATACCCTAGTGGTTACGTAAGAGTATCTACCAAACAAGATAACTATTACCATAAAAAACCGCTAATGTACCAAATAAATAGGCAAAGAAAGCACTGGTATAAGCCAAAGAGTAAATATGGTTATAACTATGTGAGAGATTTAATAACCAATCATGCCGATCGAATAAGAAGATTAATAGATTTTAACGAAGAAAACTGTAAATAATATGAAAAAAGTAAGAAAATTTAGTCACTTAGTGATAGCTAAGATAACAAAGTATCACAAAGCATTTTATGAATTTATGGGTCCTATGCCCAAAGAAACCAAATGGTAATGAGCAAGATGAAACAACTAGACGAGATCGCTGAAGGAGTAGCGGACGTCACTATGGAATTAATGTATGATAGTATCGATTGGCAATTAGCGGACTTCGAAGCAGATGGCGACGAGTATAATGCTATACACTCTGAAGTAATGTTCCGTGCAATCGAGAAAATGTGGTTCGAAATAAAGAAGGGCTACTATGAAGACCCTCTAGAACAACTACCTGGTTATATGGGTACAGAAAGAGGTTAAATTGCAAACGTATTACGATCACCGATCGATAATATATATGTAATAAGGAAGCAAACATCGGTGGACCGGCCGGTATATCTAATGACGAAAATGTATTAGACGCCGATCACGCTTTCAATAACAAACTAGACGAGTAGCTTAATTAGGTTAAAGGTGGCCGTATACAGCCCGCAACTCTTTAATACATAAGTGAATAGCTAGAGGCGACTAGGTTAGGTTTAGTACTGAAGTAGGTAAACGTTTTCACGAGCCTACAATGACTATGACTACCGACGGGTATGAGGTTCGAATCCTCACTAGTTACAAATAACTACAAGTTAGTATCGAGTAGTAATGCGAGTGATAATGCAAGTGAACTGGTGAGGGATCGTTATGAACTCAGGAATCTAAAAACACTCAATAGTTATTACCCTAGCTTGTAGCACACGGGGGTGATATGGTTTTGACGTAGTAAAAAGCCTGCAAAGGAATTACTACGGAAGACAGTTCGATTCTGTCCACTTCCACTAAATTTAAATTAAATAGATATGAGTAAAATTAAAAAGACCGGTGAAGAGATCGGGTTCAACGTCAATGGCTACTATGAAGTAGATAAAGGAATGTTCACAGTGAAAGCTAGCTTATATAGTGTAGTTAGTAAGTTTGATCACATTAGTGAAGCAGTTTATCACCATGATATTAACGACACTGAGTTAGATTTTTATGTAGACGGTAAGCGTTGTAAGTATGATGGATTTAAAGAACTATACGGCAAACTATTTGGAGTAGATAACTTCAGTGTGTTTTGTTCCGATACGATTAAAGAAATTGAAGACTACCACATGATCACTAGTCAATACCCTGGTCTTAAGTCATTAACTAAATCTCAATTATTAAAGTGTTGGAAACAAAAATTTGAAGTAGTAGACAAGGCTACCACTGAAATGACTGACTATAAAAACGGTGAAATGCTATACGCTGATGATTTCGAATTCCGCATGATCACTAAATTATTGTACCCTGAAATAATTGAAAAGTGGAGATTACCTTATGCTCACGGAAAAAACAATAATGTGTACGAGCATGAAGTAGTAAACTTAAATAACTTTATATAACATGGATATACAAAACTATATTGACCAAGAAATGAAAATGCTGGATCGAGGAATCGTCGCTACACCAGCAAACAGAGAATACCTAGAATCATTTGCTAAAGCGAATCAGGGATCTATGGATATACTATTAATGCAAATGGCGATGAACTTCGGTTACAAGCTAGCCTTAGAGAACGTACAAGATATTTGCAAACAAAATACGACAGAGTAACGATAATATAATAAACTAAAAATAAATAATTATGAGTAGATTAACCATTTATGAAAGGCTAAAGCCCGAGATCAAAGAGGCATTACATTCCTCTGAAAACGAAAAATACAAAGCTTCTATTGACTCTATAGTTGATGCACTTTCAAGCACACAATTTTATAGTGAATTAAAAATTAGTGACGTTAGCTCACTATATACATTCACCCATCTAGAATTCTATAAAGTTTCCGCTTGGGATTTTAAATACGGTGAGAATATTTTAACACCTATAAACAATGAGTAGTGCTGAACTACAAGAACGTGCAAGCAACAAAGCTTTCGCTAAGATCACTATGCTTGATTTCGATATCGATAAATTAAAAAGCGATATAAAGAATGAATTGTATGGTGGTCTTGATCGCGAGCAAATGTATTCGCTATACACTGCAACTTTGCGTGAGCGTGAAGTATGGAATCATATCGCTACAATAATAGAAACTAATAATTAATATATATACCAATGACTAAAGAACAATTAGAATTAAAAGTAAAAGAGTTAACCGCCGCGTTAACACAATTTGAAACCGATCAAACAGCACTTGCTAAGCAATTACAAGAAGCTAAAGTACAGCTCGCTGATGTAAACAAACCTGTAATATCTGTAGAAATACGAGATCAAATACGTGAGGCCGTATGTGAAGGCATACGAGGTTATCAATTCGATAATGCCGACAACTACGATATTGACTTTGAATTAAACTACGATAACAGAATAGAGGTGTCTAACATAGAATTCAACTACACAGATGATCTTGAAGAAAACATTTGCAGTGAAATTGAAGACTTATTCAAAATAGATGGCGATGACGAAGATTAAAGAACAAAAAATACCTAAATGGTTTAAAGGTATGATATATGATAAAGGTGAGGAAGTAACCAATCCATTTAGTAACGCAAGTTATCCCTTGAATGCTCTTGAGCTATCGATATACGATTTTATTATCGGTAGCCAGAGAGTATTTGAAATGGCACCTAAAACGGTAAACCAAAAAATGATTAATGACTTTCATAAAGCGTTAACGTGGTTTCGCAAGAACAACACTGAAGCTTATATGATATTACTAGATTAACTATGAATTTACTTACTCAAAACTCTAAATTAAAAAAGACATCAAAAGAACTCGGGCTTCGGGTTTTCAACTTCGGTATTCCTGCCTACAAATCTGCTAGCGGGAAACTGACGTGCCCCATGGCTGACAGTTGTGTTAAATTCTGTTATGCCAAGAAAGGAGCCTACATCTGGTCTAACGTAAAACCGGCGTTTGAAAAGCGTTATCAGTTAACAAAGACTGACGACTTTGTCGAAGCTATGAACGCTGAAATACGTAAGAAGAAACCTGATTATGTAAGAGTCCACGATAGCGGTGATTATTACTCGCCCAAATATCTAAAGAAGTGGATAGAGATTGCTATACACAATCCGAACGTACGGTTTTACAGTTATACCAATATGATCGATATGATGCTAAAGTCTTCATTGCCAAGTAATTATGACATTATATTTAGTGACTCGGGTAAACAAAAACATTTAATAAATGAAAGAAAACACAGACATACCAAAATATTTTCTAGTCATAGCGATCTTGTATCTGCTGGCTATACTGATGCTTCATCTGTGGACCTCTACGCCACAAGATGGTTCAATTCCACTAACAGAGTGGGATTAGTATTTCATTAATTTGCAAACGTAATACGTAGAACAATTGATAATATAATAAACAATAATAATATGACAAACACTCTTGAATCAGTAATGGTTGATTCTAGCGCTATATATAGTGCAGAATACAACAACAACGAAAGCACTATGTTAGTGTACTTTAACAATGATAGTATATATAAATACCACGATGTACCAATTTTTTACTGGCGTGGTTTATTTGAATCTTCATCTAAAGGTAAATTCCTAAACAAGTTTATATTTAAAAACTTCAAAGCAGAGAGAATAGATCTATAATGACAGATGAACAATTAGAAAAACTAGCAGTCCGCGTTGCTAAATTAGTATTAGATGGCTTAATTGAAAAGCAAAAAGAATGGGATCAGCAGTTTACTACAGACCTAAATAATTTGCAACAAGACGGCTTTGGTAACGCGAAACTAGTTAGTGAAGAAGAGTTAATACTCGCCGAGATAGCTAGGCTTATGACGCTATTGTCATCTTATGAACAGAATGAACAATACGAAAAAGCGGCTATAGTACATAACAAATTAAAAATCTTAGAAAACAAACTTAATAAACTTTAATATGAATATCTTTTATTTGTCTCATGACCCTAAGAAAGCAGCGCAATATCAATACAACAAGCACGTTGTTAAAATGATCCTAGAAACCGCACAGTTATTATGTACTGCGCATCACGAGCTTGGTTCAACCATTGATATACCCTACAAAGCTACGCATAAAAATCACCCTTCAGCTATATGGGTAAGATCATCCGCTGAAGCGTATATGTGGGCTTACGAGCACATGCTAGCCTTAGGTCAAGAATATACTAGGCGCTATGGCAAACACCACTTAACAATAACTAAATGCCGTGAATTGCTATACACATTACCTAATAATATATCTAACGACGAATTTAAGCAACCACCGCAATGTATGCCCGATCAATATAAAGTATTGGGCAACAGTGTGTTGGGGTATTGGAATTATTACGAAAACGAAAAACACACAGTAAAAAACAAAGATGAGCAAAAAATTATACGACCACATAACATCAACGAATTATGCGAACATTAATACGAAGATACAAAAAGAACAGAAGAAAAGCAAAGCACGTAAAGTTTCTAGAAAACAGGATAGCCTTCCTGCACAATGAAATAGTTAGCGCTTCCTTTAAAGGTGAATTTCAATTCAATAAAGGTATAACTGTTATATACAGTAATGTAGAAAATAAAGCAAAGCTTTTAAAGAAGTACAACAGAAGATTAAAGATTTTAATCTACTAATACGACGATAGCTAATATATAATTAATAGTAAGAACCTAATGTCACAATACGACCGAAATACCACATACCTAGATAAGCATCGTATAATATATCGTAGAAATCCTATAACCGATAAACCCACGGAAACATTTGATTGGGGTTGGTTCTATAAGGACGGAACACATCAATGCTATACACTGTTTAACTCTCGTGCTAAAATAACCACATATAGAAGCCTTAAATGGCATTTGTATGTGTTATGGTATCTTAATCCTCAATTGGATCAAGAAAGCTTTAATTCTATTGCTGAGCATGTATGTAATAAGCGAGCGGGTTTTGTGACATTCAAGGTTTCTGAACAATTGCTACAAAGCATGGTTTATGATGTATCTTTAATGGATCTTGAAAGACCACCTCCTAATAAACTACGTAAAGTTATATTTAAAGACTTCACAGGTTTAGATATGCGACAAAAGCTATCTATAGTTGGTAAACTAGTTGGTAGGTCTAAAATATCTGAAAGCGAAATATACGATGCCATGCTTCTAATTAATGACGAAAACGAAAATATAACTATTACTAAAGTCGCTAAAGCTTTAAAATGTTCAACAAGGACTATATACCGCAATATGAGTAATGAACTTAAAAAAGAAAAAGAATTACTTAACCAGCAATTGTAATTTGCAAACGTAATACGAATGAGTATTGATAATATAAACGATGAAAAAATATAACATACAAAATTATATAAGATACAAAGAAGATCTAAAAACTTCTATATGTAATCTAGAGGGAAAGTTTTATGACGAATATACTAGAAATGAACTTATAGTAAAGTTTATGCCACTTGTAGAGAACTTAGCTAGAAAATTTTCTACTACTCAACAAGCTTCTGGTGTACTAAGCATTAACGATTTAATACAAGAAGGCAACTCAGGTTTAATTAAAGCTGTAGACAAAATAGATTGGTTAATGATAGATGAATCACCTGATGTTGAAAAAACATTAAAGTCTTTTTTAAGTAAAAGAATTAAAGGAGCAATAAGACGCGCAATAGATATTAACCGGGGTGATATTAAAATACCCGAACATAAGCTCAATGAAATACGTAAGAATCCTGAAGACGATAAAATGGTTTCATTATTCTTTAACAGTATATTCACTAGCTATGATATGAGTCCAGCAGACGAAGATAATTATGCTTATCAATTTCCTGACAACTCTGAGCCCTATAATATAGATCTTTTAAATACTTATTTATTAAGTTTAATGCAAGAGCACTTAACAACTAAGCAATACGATGTTGTTAGAATGTTCTATGGTTTAGACTGCGATAAAAAGTCCGCTAAAGAAATTGCTGCGCATATCGGCTTAACAGTTCCTACCGCAACAGTGATTGTTTCACAGATAAAAAAAGAAGCTATTGACTATCTTATCGCTAACGTTGACGCAACGCAAGTGATTGATTATCTTTAGTTTAAGTGCTTAACAAATAGAACAAATACGTAATTATATAAATAAGAAAACCAAAAACCTTATGACCTTAAATAAAAAACTGGCAACGATCCAGACAAAGTTTAAATCTAAAAAATCTAGATTTAACTCCTTCGGCAAGTACAACTTCAGATCAGCCGAAGACATCCTAGAAGCAACAAAACCCTATCTATTAGAGTTAGGAGTAACTGTTACAATTAATGAAAAGTTAATTGCTAGCGACCCATTCCCTATATTGGAATCAACAGCTACAATAAGTGACGGCGATGCAGATCTTGCTATACACGCTAAAGCTATTGTTGGTATTGATCTTCAACAAAAAGGTATGCAAATGCCTCAAAAGTTTGGGAGCGCTTCTAGTTATGGCAAAAAGTATGCTCTCGGTAATTTATTTTTAATTGACGATACAGCAGACAGTGATGCTACAAATTCACACGGAAAAGCTTCCGCAGCTAAAAACAAAGAAACCTTAACCTCTAAAAAAGATCCAGCGTATAATAAAGCGATCGACTATGTAAAAGCAGGTGGTAAAATTGAAGCTATAAAAGCTAAGTATTCTTTATCTAAAGAGATAGAGGCAGAATTAAAAACACTATAAATGAACGACAAAGTAGCTATTGAAAAGTTAAGAGAAGATGAAAACTATTATGGTAAGTTTGGAAAACAATACTTATCTAATAGTGATATATCTACCTTAATGACAAACCCTTTAGCGTTAGGTACTTCTATGAAACCATCAGCTGCATTTTTAGTTGGCGGTTACTTTCATACTGCTATTCTTGAACCAGACAAGTTAAAAAAGTATAAGATAGTAGAAAGTTCAACTAGAAATACAAAAGCGTATAAAGAGATCTCAGGCGGAGAGCTATGTCTTCTACAAAAAGAGGTTGATCAAATTGATTTGATGACGGATAAGTTAATGGAAAACGATATCTGCAGAGGATTAATAAGAGGATCTAAAGTAGATTATGAACAGCCTGCGATTACAGAGTTAGAAGGATTGAAGTGGAAAGGAAAAGCGGATATTGTAAATCACGAAGAAGGTTTAATCATTGATTTGAAAACCACTGGAGATATTACAAGATTCAGAAGCTCGGCCTACCGTTACAATTACGATTCTCAAGCTTATATTTATAGTAAATTATTTGGGTATGAAATGTTATTCATAGTTATGGATAAAACCACGCACCAAATAGGAATATTTGATTGTTCCCCTGATTTTTATCAACGTGGAGCAGACAAAGTTCAACAAGCGGCAGAGCAATACAAGTTGTTCTACCAAAACCCGGATTTTGATCCAAACAATTATTTTATTAACAAAACCCTTTAAACTTAAACAAAATGGGAAGAACCAGAAAACCAGTAACAAAAGTATGTAGTGTAACAGGATTAGAAACTAATGTAACTAATTTTTATACCAACCAAAACCATGTAAAAGCCGTAGACAACTTAAGGCGGAATAGCGGCGCGACCAAAGAACAGTTGCAAAGAATGTTTAATCAAGTAAATCAATATTAAGAATGGCAAGTATTATTAAAGCGAGTATCAATCTGAATGAGATACCAAAAGACAAAATCATTATTGGAAAGAAAGGTAAGTATTTACCTGTAACTATTACTATCAATGATGAAGTAGATCAATTTGGAAATCAAGGTCCGATTGTTGTAGCACAAACAAAAGAAGAGCGCGAAGCTAAACAAGGTAAAACTTATTTAGGAAACGTTCAAGTAGTATGGACTAACGGCGACAATGTTGCTGCTGCTCCAAGGCAAGACCAACCAGCTCAGGCAGCTCCGGCTCCTGCGCCTGCAGACGATCTACCGTTTTAATGCACTATAAAAACAATGGCGAACTGGCGTGTCAAATGTGTCACGCTGGTATGTCGCAAGAAGAAATAGATTTTTGCGATATATGTCCAGAATGCAGAGACGGGGATTAACAATTAAATTAAATTAAATGCAGACATTAGAGATCAATGGATTTGTTATTGACGAGTTCAATATACATAAGCTTGAAGAGGGAAAGAAGCAAGGCACATGCCCTGTATGTTCTCACGATAGAAAACCCAAGAATCAAAAGGCAAAGTGTGCGTCTTATGATTGGGAACGGGGTCTCGGTACTTGTCATAATTGTAATACATCATTTCAATTACATTCTTATCAACGTAAAGGTAAAGCTGAAAAGGTATATATTAAACCTGAACAGCCAGATCCAGAATATCCTGATAAGTCATTTGCTATACGCGATCAAGTAATTGAGTGGTTTAAAACTCGTGGTATATCTCAGGAAACTCTCTTCGATCTAAAGATTGGGGAGGGCCCTGAATATATGCCTCAGACCGGTAAAACCGAGAATGTAATAAAGTTCAATTATTTTATGGGCGGCGAATTAACTAATGTTAAATACCGAGATGGAAGAAAGAACTTTAAATTATATAAGGGTGCTGAAAAAGTATTCTATAATATAGACAGCATAGTAGGCTATGAATATTGTGTCATAGTTGAAGGCGAAATGGATGTGTTAGCTTTGCACGAAGCAGGTATTACAAACGCAATATCAGTTCCTAATGGAGCAACGCTTAATACTAACAATTTAGATTACTTAGACAATTGCATAGATTATTTCGAAGACAAGGAAAAAGTTATTTTAGCCGTAGATTCAGACGAAGCTGGACAGGCATTACAAACTGAATTAATACGTAGATTAGGATCAGAAGTATGTTATATAGCTACGTTTGATGATTGTAAGGACGCTAACGAATATTTATTAAAGTATGGAAAAGAAAAATTATCAGAGCGTATTTCAAGATCAAAGCCAGTACCACTGGAGAATGTTACAACGTTCAGGGATATCGAAGATGAAGTCACGGACTTTGTTCGTAATGGTTTCAAGCCTGGCTTTCAAATTGGTTTGGAAAACTTTGATAATATATTTTCGACGTACACTGGTCAGTTTATTACTGTCACTGGCATACCCTCTTCAGGAAAGTCGGATTTCGTGGATCAGATGGTTGTCGGATATAATGCGAACTATGGTTGGAAAACAGCTTTCGCTTCTCCGGAAAACGTACCAACATATCTACATGCTCATAAGTTAATGAGAAAGACTTGGCAAGGTATGCCAACTAAGACAGATATTGGGGGAGAGAAATGGAATCAAATAGCGGACCACTGTAATAGTAATTACTTTCACATTGACATGGAGCGTTATACTTTAGAATCTGTACTTAAAAAGGGTGCTGAGTTAGTTAAACGTAAAGGTATTAAATGTTTAGTTATAGATCCATTTAATAAAGTAAGAGATGTAGATTGTAAGACGGAAGATGTTAATAGGTATACTATGGAATACTTAAGCAAAATAGAAATGTTTGCTAAGAAGTATGATGTATTAGTATTTATTGTAGCACACCCTACTAAAATGTACAAGAATCAATCAACAGGAAAGATTGACGAACCAACAATGTATAACATAAAAGGTGGAGGTGAATGGTATGATGCATCTTATCACGGTATATTAATTCATAGAGATTATGAACAAAAAACTGTTAAAGCCAAGGTATTAAAGATTAAGTTTCAAAACTTAGGAGAGAACGGCGCTGAAGCTCATTTTAAATGGGAACCAAAGTCCGGTTGTTTTATCCCACACGAGCAAGTTAATTTAGCTGGTGAAAAAATGCCTTGGGAATAGATGCCTAGTATATACGGAAAGCGTACTAAACCTATGCCGCCTTATGCAAGAAGTGAAGAAGAAGATAAGTGGTATATGTATTGTGTTAGAAACAATATAAGAATATCACCTTATGGTATACAAAATGATACTGATCACTGGCATATAGCTATTAGTTTAGGAGCTTATACAAAATGGGAAAAGCCTAACTTATCACCCAGTAAGTATTGTAGAAATACAATTTGGCCGGAATATTATAAAATGTGTAAATATTATTATGATAAATATAGAAAATGAATACAAAGAATTATTATCAGAAATACTCGACAGAGGATTGGATAAGTCGGATAGAACAGGGACTGGGACGAAGTCTGTCTTCGGAAGAACGATTAGACACGATATGTCATTGGGCTTCCCTATACTTACAGGAAAGAAGATAAGCTTTAATGCAGCAAGAACGGAGCTGCTGTGGATATTACAAGGTAGAACTGATCTTAAGTATTTAGAAGATAACGGCGTTAAGTACTGGCGACCAGATTACGAACGCTCGGGTAGAACAGATGAAACATTGGGTCCTGTATATGGAAAACAGTGGCGTAATTTTAACGGCGTAGATCAGCTTTATAATCTTGTGTATAGCATCAATACTAATCCAGATTCTAGACGTCTTATGGTTAGCGCATGGGCTCCACACGAGATGAAAGATATGGTCTTACCTCCGTGTCATTATGCTTTTCAAGTATATATTAATAACGGTACAATGGATTTAATGTGGCAACAAAGATCCGCTGATGTATTCTTAGGTTTACCTTATGATATTACTATGTACGGCTTATTGCTAGAATTGTTAGTAAAAGATACAGGTTTAAAAGCAGGTCAGTTGATTGGTCAATTAGGTGATTGTCATTTGTATAACAATCATTTGAAACAAGCAGAGCAATATAGATTAAGACCTAAGCGAGTATTACCTAAGCTTCAATTAGAAAGAGGAGTCAATGCTAATGTTCTAGGAGGCGTAAATATACCTCAAGCTACCGATATTAAATTAATTAAATACAATCCTTATCCTGCAATCAAAGCAGAGTTAAGTGTTGGTAAATAACAAAAATTATGTACAACATTTATCACATTCCTGGTAAAAAAATTGGAGTTACACGTAATCTTAATAAGAGAGTTACGGAACAACAAGGTTATGCTCCAGGAGAATACGAAGTTTTATTTACAAGTGATGATATTGATTTTATATCTAACAAGGAAATAGAACTTCAAAAGTCTTATGGCTATAAAAGAGATCGGACACTATATAAAAATTTATTCAAATCAAATATGAAAATAAATCCAACAGAACAAACAAGTACGTTTCCTGTACCCCTAAATAAACTAAAGGGCAACCTTTCAGATAACTTAGGATTAGAATGGGAAACACCAGAGTTCAAGTTTAAATTACAAAAAGAACATATACCCTGGATAATGCAGAATGCTAAAACCTCGATGTATAATAACAATCGAAGCTATATATATAACAAGGCTTTTTATGAGGCCTTTTTTAATCCTGTACACAATCCAAATGAAATACCAGATAGATTTGATCTTATAAGGTTTTGGGCTAAAGATAAAGGTATATACGCTAAAGGTAATTCTACCACGCAGTATGTAAAACTTATGGAAGAAGCAGGTGAGCTAGCTAAAGCTTTATTAAACAATGACAAAGCGGAGATCGTTGATGCTATTGGAGATATTGCTGTAGTCTTAACTAATCTAGCCGAGCTAGAAGGATTAAAGATAGAAGACTGTATTGATACCGCTTACAATGTAATAGCTAGGCGTAAAGGTAAAATGATTAACGGAACATTTGTAAAAGAAACATTATGAGAAAAAAACAAATAGAATTCAGAGACCCAGTTGTTGAACGTGTAGTTGATAAGTTTGTATCAAGATCAGATGTAGGCTTTGCAAAGTATGGCGTAACTCTTAACGACGATAAATCAAATTTGTTTGCTTGGATAAATCATCTTCAAGAAGAGCTAATGGATGCTGTGCTATACATGCAAAAGCTAAAAGAATCAAGCACTGAAGAGATGCAAGAAGCATTATTAAAAAACATCGAAGTTCATGAAGAGACTACCTTATAAAAGAAAAAAGAAAAGAGGTCCTGTTGTAAGTAAAAAAGTTACTTATGATGGGATCAACTTCGCTTCAGGTCTTGAGAGGTATATGTATATGGCTCTTAAAAAAGAAAAGATCAAGGCTAAGTACGAAGGAGAAACTTTTGTTTTGTTAAGTGGATTTCATTTTGATAATGAAGTTTACGAAAGACAATCTAATGGTAAAGGTGATTATAAGAATAGAGGATGCAAACGTATTTTACCTATTAAATATACACCGGATTTTATTGGAGAGGATTTTATTATAGAAACAAAAGGTAGAGCTAACGAATCATTTCCTATGCGTTGGAAGTTATTCAAGCGATTGGTTATGAATCAATTCCCTTCGATTACATTATATAAACCACAAAATCAAAAGGAATGCGACGAGACAATAAGGCTAATCCTCAACAAGCGAAAAGGATAGCCAAACAAAAGTACGCTGAACGCCAGATTGATAAGTTTGTTAAATGGAGCTGGGAAGTTCGCGGGAAGATTAAATTTAAAGAATTAAAAGAATTAATGGATAGATACAATATAAAAGTTTATGGAGGAAAATAAAAACGAAAGAAGTTGGACATTAACTATAGGGTTTTACCCTGGTATATTATTTGGAGTTAGAAGTTATCACGAAAAAGATTTTTCAACACACGTATTATACCTGCCCTTAATAGATTTAGCTTTAGAAATTGATAACTAATGGGATTATTTGATGAGCGCATTGCGTACAAGCCATTTGAATACCCTGAATATTATACAGAAGGTTGGTTAAAACAAGCTCAAGCATTTTGGTTACATACTGAAATCTCTATGCAGAGCGACATAAAAGATTGGAATGAAAAACTTAACGAAAAAGAAAAGCACCTCGTCGGGAACATACTTCTTGGATTCGCGCAAACCGAATGCGCCGTTTCAGATTATTGGACCCAGAACGTCGTATCGTGGTTTCCTAAACACGAAATCAGGCAGATGGCGATGATGTTCGGCTCGCAAGAGACCGTACACGCTGTAGCGTACAGCTACTTGAATGAGACATTAAAACTAGAGGATTATGAAGCGTTTTTACACGAGCCTAATACAGCAGCGAGGTTTGATAATTTGGTTGCTTATAAGGGGGACGATCCTATTGGTATTGGTAAAAGTCTTGCTGTGTTTTCTGCATTTGCTGAAGGGGTTAGCCTTTATTCTGCTTTTGCTGTACTATATAGCTTTCAATTAAGAAATTTATTGAAAGGCATAGGTCAACAAATGAAGTGGTCAGTTAGGGACGAATCTTTGCATAGTAAAATGGGATGTAAATTGTTTCGAGATATGTGCAGTGAAAACAATCAATTGCTGAACTTATGTCGAGAAGATATAATTAAAGCTGCCGAAACCATGGTTACGTTAGAAACAAAGTATATAGACAAGATGTTTGAAATGGGCGACATTGAAGGTATCAAATCAAACGATCTAAAACACTTTATAAAAAAGAGAGCAAATGAAAAACTTGTTGAGCTCGGCTATGTCGACCTTGGAAACTACTTCGCGTATGACACCTCGGCAGCGAGCAATCTTGATTGGTTTTACCATCTTACCGGGGGCGTTACCCATACTGATTTTTTCGCTATTCGTTCGACAGATTATTCGAAGGCAGGAGAAGGAGAAGATTTTGAAAATATTTGGTAATTATAAAAAAAAATGAAAGAACAAACTTTAATAGAAATGAAAAATAAAATTGAAACGCTTGGACAAGCTGTTCAGTTTTTAATGAGAGAGGTACCCCAGTTAAAAGATCTAGCTGTGGGTACATTAGAAACAATAAAACAAATGGACGATTATGCAGATGCAATTGAAAGTCTTAAAGCAAAAATTTCTAAAGAGTCTAGTAAGACAGAAGAGGCTAAGCCCTTGGAAGAGATTAGCGACTAGAGCAGGATATATGGGCAGTGGTTTTTTAATCGCTGCTCAATGGACTATAGACCCTCAACTATATGTTGTGGGGTTTATTTTAGTAGTATTGCAAACAGCCTCTAGAAAACAATGGAATCTAGTAGCTTTAAATATTAATGGGCTTATTGCCTGGATAAATCATTTAATATAATGTGGAATGAAAACTGGAAAAAAGGTGAAGATTACCCTACGTGGGGTAACAACGACGTATACAAGAAGACTATATCCGGGGGATATTTATTCGACGGAGAAACACCACGAGAAGCATACCAAAGAGTCGCTAAAACAGTTGCTCGTAGGTTATATAAGCCTGAAATGGCTGAAGTATTTTTTAATTATATCTGGAATGGCTGGTTGTGCCTTGCTAGTCCGGTACTCTCAAACACTGGGACTGATAGGGGCTTACCTATTAGCTGTTTCGGTATTGATGTTGCTGATTCGATACAGGATATTGGTCAAAAGAATTTAGAGATGATGCTACTCGCTAAGCACGGCGGTGGAGTTGGTATCGGAGTTAATCAAATTAGACCCGCTGGCGCAACAATAACAGGTAATGGAACATCAGACGGAGTTGTACCCTTTTGTAAAATATATGACTCAACAATACTCGCGACTAATCAAGGATCAGTCAGAAGAGGAGCAGCATCGGTTAACATCAATATTGAACACGATGATTTTGAAGAGTGGCTTGAAATTAGAGAACCTAAAGGAGATGTTAACAGACAATCACTTAACCTACATCAATGCGCAGTTGTGGGTGATAAGTTTATGCGACGCCTTGAACAAGGAGATGCGAATGCTAGAACTAGATGGAGTAAACTACTTAGAAAGCGAAAAGCAACTGGAGAACCGTATATTATGTTTAAAGGAAATGTTAACAAAGCGAATCCAGCAGCATATAAAGGCAATGGGTTAAAGGTTCACATGACTAATATATGTAGCGAAATAACATTACACACAGACGAGAATCATAGCTTTGTATGCTGTTTGTCGTCATTAAACTTAGCTAAATATGATGAATGGAAAGGAACAAACCTTATACACGACGCCACATGGTTTCTTGATGGCGTTATGGAGGAATTTATTCAAAGAGCAAAAGGACTTAGAGGTTTTGAAAATGCCGTTCGTTCTGCTACAAAAGGACGAGCGCTTGGGTTGGGTGTACTCGGATGGCACACGTATCTCCAAGAAAAGGGAATACCTTTTGAAGGTTTACTTGCTCAGTTTGAAACTAGGAAAATTTTTAGTCAAATTAAAATTGAAAGTGAAAGAGCTTCTATGGCCCTTGCTGAGATTTATGGCGAGCCTTTGTGGTGTGTTGGTACTGGTATGCGCAATACTCACCTGCGCGCTATTGCTCCCACTGTTAGTAATTCAAAGCTTGGCGGGAATGTTTCGCCAGGAATAGAACCTTGGGCTGCTAATGTTTTTACAGAACAATCTGCTAAAGGTACTTTTATTAGAAAAAACCCTACATTAGTTAAACTATTAAAAAAACATAAATTAAATACAAGTGAGACATGGAATAAGATATTGGAAGACGGAGGTAGTATACAGGGTATCGATGCTTTGGATAATACTACTATGGGGCATGACATACCAGTTAAAGAAGTTTTTAAAACATTTAAAGAAATCAATCAGCTGGAACTCATTGCCCAGGCCGGACTAAGGCAGCAGTACATAGATCAATCAGTTAGTTTAAATTTAGCATTCCCTAGCGAAGCTACTCCTAAGTGGCTTAATAAAGTTCATTTTGATGCGTGGAAAAAAGGCGTTAAAACTTTATACTATACACGTACTGAATCTGTTTTGCGCGGTGATATAGCTCAGCAAGCTATGAGTGAAGATTGTTTAGCTTGTGATGGATAGTAAGCATATATGTTTACAATATGAAGCAGAAGTAAGCGTGTGTGTTTACTAAAGGCTAAAAGTTATAACTATTAGTTACTATAATAAAAAAAGGGTCTCTTAATTGAGGCCCTTTTTTTTATTTGTCTTTGTAATTGTGAAACATTAATTTATACATTAATTTATTCCAAGTACTTTTGAATTTGTAAATTAAATACTTTAGTTTTGATTTCATAGTTTTATTTTTATATATTATAATTTTTAATATACCCACATTACATTAGGTGATTTGTTTTTGTCTATGTCTACGTGAATAAATGAACCAGCTACACCTAATCTATTAAACCCCACTTCTCTCAATATACCCTCTAGTTTAAATCTATCTATAGAATTAGTGCAAGATATATCTGCAGCTAAACCCTTGAGGTGGGAAGAAGAAGGTTTTCCACCTACCTTTTTATTGTGTGCGGCTGTTCTATACCCTGAGTTTATTTTTATAGGTTTACCAAACTTTTTACGAGCTATATCAAGCATACTTAAAAGCTCTTCACTCATTTTACTGCCGCTGCCTTTTTCATCAGGCGAATCAAATTCTTCTAACTTAAAATACCTCATTAATCCTCTTCTTTTACTTTTGACCACTTGGCAATGGTATAACCTATAGTTACTACTAATAATATTATTTTTAACCAATCCTCTATCTGTGTAAAGGTTGTGACTCCTAGCGTGCTGCCGTTTATAGCGTATAACTTAATTTCTTGTAAGCTCATGTATTTTAGTATTTGGTAACTCTACCTTTAGTGTTCTTTTCTTTTTGGGCTTTTCTTTTGGATTCAGGAGTAACTTCACTCCAGGTTTTTGGTGTTTCTTTAGATACTTTCTTGGTGGGCCTAAATGTGTTTTCACCTTCGCTGTAATCTTCTTTACCACTAGGTGTTTTCCATTCCTCTTTAAACCATCTATTAAGATTCTTAAATGGTGAATTTTGTTTATAAGCCATATTACTTAGATTTATTTCCCCAGTTAGCGGCACCAACTTTTCTGCATTTAACTAGCGCTCCACTAGCATAAGCTGACGGCCACTTTTTGTATCTGCTCTTTACTTTACTGTAACAAGCATCTTTCTTTTTCGCAGGAGATCCTACGTGATAACCTTTGTTACCCTTAGCGCCTAACCCCTGCAATCCTATCTTATATATAGGACCACCTGATCCGTCCGCATTTAAAGCAACTTCTCTATTAGTGGGATATGTGCTAGCTCCACCTTTTTCTTTTACTACTGCTGTTATTGGTTTCATATTATTTAGTCTTTCCAGCTGCCGCGCTTTACATTGTGCCAGCCTTTTTTATTACTCTTTTTATTTTTTCCGCTTTCAATCAGTCCTAGATCCCATTGGCTGTAGCCTAATGTTAGTGCTATTGATTGCCACATCTTAGTTTCATTATCAAGCGCTACTCTTATGTTGTCAGCTTTTCTAATCAATCTATCAACAGGTAAATTAAACCCTGCTGAAAGTATTTGCCCCACTGCATAATATGCGGGGTTGTCTAAACCATACCCAACCATTTTCTCTCTAGTAGTTTTATAACTAAAAGCTCTAGCTGCAGACATTATCTTCCGCATCTTAGAATCTATAGGTGGAGATATGCTTAAAGCTCTTTGAGCAGCAACCGTATAATCAGGTCGGCTTTTTTCACTTTGTGTATAAATTTCCGCAACTATATTCTTAATCGTAGAAGCTATAGCTCCATAAATACCAGTTCCACGTAAGATGGAATCTAACATAGAATTAGCGACTCTGATTTCTTTGTTTTTTGCTTTTTCTTCGTCGTCATCAAATGCTACCGCAAATAAAGCTGCTTGTAAGCTAGAGAATATAATATTCTGCACAGCTGTATAATATATGATCTTGGTTATATTTGTTTTAGCGTCTCCACGTCCGTTTTTAAGATCCAAGAAAGCCTTTTTAGATAATCTCATGTATTGCATAGGGGTATTCGCAAAGGCTAATACAATACGTCCTAATGGGCTCGCTTGTTGTTGCGATATTCTATCTGGTCTTGAGGATTGCTGTGTTTCTTCTGCAATTTCTTGGAAATCTAAAAAAGCTTGCTCTTCAGCTTTTGCTTTAGTCATTCCCTCGGCCACGTACATATTTATTCTATTTCTAATAAATGAAGCTCCACCCATTGCGATTGCAAAACTATCCGCTATCTGCGTAGGTAAGAAACCTGCTTTTAACAATGAGGCAAACACAGCTTTAGCTTTATTTGTTTCATTTTCAGCAGCGCTAGCAATATCATCCGCATTAACGTCATTTTTTAAACCAGATCTTCTTTGTTTCAAAAAGTCTGAATTAAATATCATTGAAAAATCACTCCAAAATTGTTTTTGGTTTGCGAAAGCTTTTGCAGCTTGTATAGGGTTGTTATCGTGCCAATTTATAAAGTTTACAATAGACAAAGTTTGTAGCAATGCTGATCTAGTATTGAAAAACATTATTGTACCTACAGAATCATTAACCCAATTCATAAAGCGATTAGTAAGCTTATTTGCGCCAGATGGTCTGTTACGGCCTGTTTTCATTCTGTAGAGCATGTCCTGTAGTGCTTCTACATAGCTATCCCCAAATTGGGATCTTAGTTTATTTATATTATCTTTTGTAAAGATAGCGTCTGCATTTTCTTGCCACTCTTTTAAAAACTCCGCTCTTTTTACAGTATTGATCATGTTGATAGCATCTGTAGTTATAGTTCCAGCCACCCAACTATCTTGGGGCTCTGGATAACCATCCAACACTTTATCTAATTGATCTGCAAATTTTTTCAATTTAGGGTTGTTGTTAACTACCTCTATCAATTCTTGTTGCTCTTCTGCTGTTAGGTCTGGAATATCAAATCCATTTTTAGTCCACAAGTAAACTCTAACTGCTGCTTCGTTTGTAAAACCAGTCTCATTAATCTTACCTAACCCAGCTGGTATATTTTTTATGCTTTTCTTTAATTGCTTTACAATAGCTGTAGCGTTTTGCTTATAGCTTTCGAATTCTCTAATACCTTTTGCAAATGGATCAAACAATGATTTTTTAAACCAAGCTTGATGCGCTTCACCTTTTTTGCCTTTACCAGTTAGCTTGTATAACAACCCAGCAAAATCTTCTGCAGAGGGTGGTAAAAAGAATTTGAACCTACCTTTCTTTTTGCCAAGCATTTTTGCTTTATTACCTGATATTTTTTTATCAGCATCTATTCCAGTAACATCTTGTATAATATTATTAAAATCAGAATTTAAGCTTTTTGCAAATTGTATTTTAGCTTGGTGAACTTTAGACTTAACGTCTGCTTGTTCTAAAACTTCTTGTACCGCTTGTACGTTTTTATATGCGTCATCTGCAAAGTAAAAATCATTGTAACCTTCAGCTACTTTTCCAATTACCCACTTAGCTTTAGCAATAGCTGTGCCATCACCTAGTCCAAATATATTTTCTAATTTAATATCTAAACCGATTCCCTTAAGAAACGTATGTATAGCATATTTTGAATTAGCCGGTCTAGCGGTTAGAATGTAGACATTGGAATTACCAAACTTTTTATTACGAGCAACAGCTTTGTCAAACATTGGGCCTTTTGCACCGTTCATAACCTTGCTAAACTCGCTAAAGTCAAATTCAGCTCCCTGTGCCGCTAATTGGTCTGCTTGTAAAGCAAATTCAGTTGCATTTATTTTCCCTTTTGTACCGTTAGGCAATGTATATAAAACGTTGCTCTTAGTTGTAGCTAAAGTATCGTCGAAATCCCATACGCTTATACCTTTATTAGGAGCGTCTATTCTATTAGACATAGCTTTAGCCTGATTAAGCGTTTTGCTAAATTGAAATAAATTATGTTTTTTCATTTCCTCCTGAACCTGCTTTTGCTGGGATGGATTCAAATATTTATAAGTTCTTTCAAATCCTTGTCTGTTCTTGAAGGCTTTAGTTTCACCAAACAACGACATAGTCACTACGTCTGCCATATCAAATGGATCAAAAGCAAGCTTACTTTTAGAATATTGAGTAAACTTTAATTTACCGCTGGCTTTTAATTTGCTTATTTCTTCTTTAATAAGATCTGTTTCGTATCTCCCGATACCGTCTAAGCCTTGTTTATTTAATATTAAATCTAATTTTTTAGGTATTAAATTTATTTTAGCTCCGTTGAGTATTTTTGTTAATACTTTAAAATCAATTTCACCTTTAGCATATTTAACCAAAGCTTCTGTTAGCTGCTTAGCAGTAGTTTCATGCTCCAGTATTAATTTTGCTATTGGCGTATTTACCATAAACATACCAGTAGAACTTAGTTTCCTAACAGCTCCTCTTTGATCTGCTGTCGATAAATTTATAAATCCAATTACAGCATCTACCTCGTTATTTTGCTTGGCTCTGTTAATTTCATCAATTAAATAATTTCTTACTAATATTGCCTCTTTGTTAACTTGATCAATATTATTTTCAAAGTTTGATTTTAATTCTGTTATTTGAACTAATCCTTTTAGTTTTATTTTATTAACTGTAATGTAGGTTTTAAATCTAGTTTTACCGTCTTTATCTTTATAAGACTCTTTTAATAAATCTATTTTTAGTTTTGATAATTGATCCGCTCCAAAAGCAGGAACTAATATATTATTAAATATTTTTTCATTAGTTGTATTACCGTCAACCCCTAAGGTACGTATGGATCTACTTGTTATATTTAAGTAATTAACTATAGCTTCAACCTTGCTTTTATCATCTGTAGCTTCGTCAAAATCTCGCTTAACCTTAGTTGTAGAATAATTATAACCAATTATTTTTTGTTGGTACTTATAAATTTTTGTAAATTCTTTTACTCCTTCATTAACTATGTTAGCTACACTAGGTGTTCTTAGTGTAAATTGCAATTTAGATAATACATTAACAACATATTCTCTATATGCTCTTGTGCTTAATTGGTCTTTTCCAATAGAATGAACAGCTTTAATCAGGTCTTTTGTTGTTCTGATTTGTCCGTTGGTTACTTTATTAATGAGCTCCTGCAAGACACCTTTTCTTAACTCGGTAATATTTTCTCTTTGAGCCAATTGCTCTAATACATCTATAGTGTCTTTTTGGTTTAATTCTTTACTAAACTGTATTATATCAAAACCTTCTTTCTCGCCTTTGTATCTATCTATCTTAGATTCTAGGTTAGCTAATTGTGCTTCTATAACAATATCGTTAATAACATCCAAAGAATTCTCTGGAGCCAATTCCTGTATAGATTTTAAATCGCTTAAATTAGAGGGGGTTGCATAGTCTGCTACAACCTGTTTTGCCAATGGTTCAAGTATTTCTCTAAATAATTGCTTCTGTCTTTCTAGTACAGCAGACTTTTTACCTTTAACAAAATAAGTTAAGAAATCTCTTTTTTCTATTTTCTTAATTCTATATACAGGGTTGCCTTCTGGGGTAACTTCTCTACCTACTTTTTCAAGAGGAAATAACTTGCCATAGCTCTTCTTAATGCTTTTAATTGGCAAAGCTTTAGTTATTATATCAAAAGTATTTGGATCGTTTAGAAAGTCTATATAAGATCCAGGGATTACAGCATTAGGGTATACTCCTGTTATAGCCCCTAGCTTTTTCATTAACTTTTTAAATAACTGTTTTTGTATATAGTTTTCTAACCAAGAAACTATATAAGTGTCTCTACCTTTCTTAACTTCTAAAGTTTCAGACAAAGTACCTTTTTGTACTCTTATTCTTATTTCTTTTTCTAACTCAGTTCTAATATCGTTTATTAAATCTTCGTCTACTATGTCTAGCTCATCGAAAGTACGTTGGCCTCTTTCTACTGTGCCACTACGATCAATAGACGGTGTATCATTAGTGTCGACCACTCCCTTAGCATCTGATATATCACTAGTAAATTCTTTGTTAGCGTCTGCGAACATTAAAGATTGCCTAGCTTGTACACCGTATCTTTTTACATATCCTGCTAAATCTTTGTTGACAGCGGGATTAAATGTACGTATTGCGCTAGCAACCTCAGCTCTTAATATAGACAAAGCATCTTGGAACTCTAATGCTTCAGGTCCAACTTGCTTGAACTTTTGTTGTACTATTGTATTAATATACCCTTCAAAAAGAGGTATTAGCTTTTTCTCTAAAGATGCTGGTAATGGCTTACTAGCCTTGTACTCTGTTCTTTCGACACCCTCCATACCTTCATTGTAAGTGTCCATAATCTTTTTAGACTTTGGATCTCTAGGGCCTAAGTCTGTTGTTCTAACGGGCTTAGCCTCTACTTTCTTTTTAGGCTTTGGTTTAGGTTTAGCTTCTTGTTTAATAGCTGATCTACCAGAAGCAACCCTTTCTTCGGCTTCCTCTAGTAATCTTTCCGCTTCTTCTACTTTCTTTTCAAGAGTAGGATTATTAGGGTCTTCTGCAAAAGCATCTAAAGCATCATCTAAAGCATTTTCAAGATTTAATATTTCTTGACTAGAAGAAAATTGCATTGCATTCTCAGGATCTCTTAATCCTGGATCTTCTGAAACTAGTCTATTTGCTTTTGTTTCTGCTTTTTGTACAGCCTCTACAGCTTTATCACTTATTTCTCCGCCCTCTTTTAAACCTGATGTAAATTCTTTAAGCCAGTTGTATACACCACGGGCATCGTCAAAATGTAGGTCTTCATGATTTTCAATACCAGACTTAAGGCCTAACTTGCTTATTATGTTGTTAAACCACAATCTTATTTTATCAAACAAAGAAGGGTCAAAATCTAATTCACCAGAAATAACAGCATCAGAAAGATAGTTTAAAAACTCTATAGCTTGCTTTTCTTTACCTTGTGTTTGCGCTATTTTTTTATTAATTGATCTTCTAACCTTAGCAGGCAGAATCTTCATAAGGTCATCGTAGTTTGCTTTCTGATTTAAGTAGCTACCTACTAAAGAGTTAAGTATAGGGTGGATAATTTCATGTGAAGTAACCGTCCATTTACCTGTTTGTCGAGCCATCTCTTTGTTTATAAAAAGACTACCCGCCCCTAAATATACTCCGTCAGATTCAGCTGCTTGTTTTGCAACCTCAGCTTTTGTTAGGGGTTTAAAATCAGGGTCAGCTTTTATCTTACCTTCTTTTACAGCTTTTAAATAAGATCTTTCTTTTCTTTTTAAAGCTCTATATATAGCGGTTACGTAGGCGTCGGTGTTTTCAAATATTCTTGGAAGCTTACTTTCTCCAAATCCTAATTTTCTAGCAAAGTTAACAACAGCAGCGGTGTTTTTTGTAAACTTGCCTTCGAAGACTTTATTATCTGCATCTAATGTGTTTTGCGCGTCTACCAACAATTTTGTTTGTTGTTCTTTTAAAACTTTAAGCTTTTCATCTATTAGGGCCTGTTCTCCTGGTATTGCGTTCTTTCTTTGCTTTTCTAATTTACTTATGTTTTCCTGAGAGTCTATGACTTTTAAAAGTTCTGTTGACATGCGTCTATCTGATAGAAACTTAGGCATTTTGTTTATATTTCTACCAAACTTCTGTATCTCTTGATTTAAGCCGTCAGCTTCTTTTCTTGTTATATCCCCGTTTTTTACCCAAGAATCAAATATCTTTTCAACTTTAGCAGGGTTTTGTATTAGCTGCCTTAACTTCTGAACTTTTTCACTGTCATTCATTATGTTTTTTCTGCCAGTTAAAGTTGATATGCTACCAACCCCACCAGCAAATCCGCCAGCAGCAAACGACAATGCTGAAGTATTTACAAAGTCTTCGTAAGTGTAAGTGTCTTTTAAAAGATCTTTTCCAATACCTTTGTTCAAAACTTTATTTAAAGCAGCTTCACCTATTTGTTGTACATTTTCCTGCACCATTTCTTTAGCGCCTTCGCTTGCTACAATCGCACCAAATTTAGCTAATTTAGTTTGCAGAGGAGCTGCTACTATTCTTCCGAAGTTTCTTCTTACACCTGCAGCATTACCAGAAGCATTAATAAGCTGTCTAAATAAGCTTGCTGTGGAATTTTTTCCAGTACCTTTAAATATCTTATCTATAAGCCCAGTCTTAGGGTTTATTGGTGTTGTTAAAGCAAATAGCGCAGCCATACCTAAACTTGCCTCATTAGCAATAGCTTCAGATTCTTCCATGCTCATACCAGCATCCAGTGCAGCTGTCTTAGCTTGATTATAGCCAGTCATTGCTCCATACCCGGATTGGAATATTACAGCATCAGCCATTCCTTTGCTTATACCTAAAGGTATCTTTTTGCCAAATGTGTCCCAAGTTCCTTTTGCTCCCCCAGTTACTCCACCGTAATTAATACCTCTAGAATTAATTCCTTTAGTTTTATTATACCCTAACTCCATTCTAGTTAATCTAGCTTTGGATAAGTTTTTAACTTTACCTAGATATTTTAAAGAAGCTGCTCTCCTTAAAAGTCCTGTGCCTTTTTGTCCAACAATCTGTATTGCTAATTCACCTATAGTTTGTCCTGCTATAATGCTACCACCAAAACCATCAAAGTCAGCTCCGTAAATGTAATCACCATTTGCGATAGCATCATCTATAGCCTTTCTGTCTTTATCTGAAATAGTTTTAGAAACATCAAATCCGTTTGTTATTTGCTTGATGCTACCATTAGCTTGCTTTATATACTCTTTGCCATTTAAAGTAACTTGCTTGCCTTCAGCATATAAGTAATTTATATTAGCTTCTCCTCTTAAAGCTCTTCTGTTTGACTTGTCTCTTAAGTCTCTAAATTCGTTAGCTTGTCTTCCTTCTCCAATAATTGGCAACACCCAACCAAACACTTTACCGTCCATTTTTACAAAATCGTAAACGTCTTCTAAACCATCACCTAGCTTATTTAAAGCGCCTACTAAGGTTCTTCCGCTGCCATAAAGACCGGTTTTAACTCCGGTTTCGGTCTCTTCAATTCTTGCTTGTTGAGCATCTTCTATGTTTTTAATTTGCTCAGCGTTATATTTGTTTATTGAATCCCAATTATTAGAATTCCAATCTTCTAATTTATTAAAATCCAAATGAGTACCGTAATTGTACTTCTCAGGATCCTCCATTAGCTTAACATCTGCAGCTCCCATCGCTTCAGGCAAACTCATATTTTTGTATTCAGACGGGTTATTTTTAATTTCTTCTAATACTACTCTTTCAACATTTCTACTAGCTGTCTCAATTAAGTACTCGTCAAAATACGATTTAAGATCCTGCTGCATGGTTAAATTGTCAGGTAAATTAGAGTCGTCTTGCTCATAAGCTCCAGCTTCTTTTTGCTTATCGAACTCGTCTATATATCCTTTTCTATTCAAAAAGCCCTGGAAGTCACTAGCATTAACGTTAGCTTCTTCTAATAACACCTTGCTTTCAGGATTGTTTATATAATACTCTTCAATAAAATCAGTGCGCTTATCATCATTGTATGCTGCATTAGAGTTTGTGTCATTTAAGTCTAAGTCGTTGCTGTTATAAAACTGCTCAGCCTGCTCTTCTATACTAACGTCATTTCTATACCCTCTGTATTTTTCATGAAGCTCAGGGTTGTTGTTTATAGCGGCCTCGTCTTCAGCGTCGTCTTTTCGCACCCAGTTTGATATAGCTCGTGCAAGCGGGCCTAAAACATCAGGTATATTTGCCGTCTTACCTAGCGTCAGGCTCTTGTCCGCCTTAACCGCTTTCGCGAACACAGGATTATTTTTTTCCCAGGCCTTCCAAGAATCCTTAAAAGATTCACTTGTGCCATCAGCCCAACTATTGTTAGGATCGTCATCAAACATCCTAGATATCATAGTACCACTATAGTCGTCGTCTATTAGTTTTTCTCTTTTACCTCTATTATTTTCTGATACAAATCCACTATCTAGTTGCTCCGACGAACCATCTACCCAATTGGATCCCGTAGCGTTTGACTCCACACTTGGATCCGCAGCCGCAGAGTCGTTTGTCTTTACTGATTCTTCAGTATTAAAAAATTGTGTGCTAAAATCGCTGAATGATTTAGTATAATCACCAGAAGATTTAAGAGCACCATATAATTTTTCCTGCCCTGCCGTAGAGCTAAACTGAGTTTTAAAGTCTTCCAATGACTTAGTATATTTACCGCTTTTATTTAAAGCCTCGTATAATTTTTCCATTTAATTAAAGATTGTCTAGCGACCCAGTGTTTGAGTTGTTGTTGTTGTTATTTTGAGAACCTGAAGTTTGTTTCCCGTACAAATCTATATAGTAGTTCTTAGCCTTAGCGGACAAGTCTGAATTGTTTATGTAGAATTCAAACATTGACCTGGGATCAGAAGTGTTCACGTTTATACCGCGGGCGTCTTCTTTGGGATCTTTAGCGGGGTTAGTTATGTACATGTTAAAATTACCAAATTGGTCTACAAACTGTTTTCTAAGATCTGGGCTATCCTCCTCGTCCATTCCTACCATAAATTTTTCATACATTTGCCCTTTTGTTACGTATATTTTTGTAGACGTGGGATCAATTGAATTTACTATGTTTGCCATTTGATTAGCTATAGCCACCGCGTTCCCACCTGTTGCTTCTTTCGCTAGCAAAGAAAACTGCAAAGCTTTATCCGCAACATTTCCAGAAACATTTATTTCGTCTTTTAGCGCCCCGCTAAAACCACCGCTGCCACCTCTACTAGATGGTCTTTTATCCCTGGCTCCTTGAGCTGCTGTATCGGTTAATACGTTCATATAGTTGTCCAGTACTGCTTGCCTTAAATCATCGTCATTACCAGGAGCAAATAATTCAGGGTCTTCTAAGCCTAATCCGCCTTGCATTATAAAATCGTCTGACGCTAGAGAAAGCAAACCTCTTCTACCGCCTTTAATTAGTATGTTATTTAGTTGTTGGCGAATCATATTTTTTCTAGCTCCTGTAAGAGTAGAACCAGCACTGTATATACTTTTATTCATTTCTAACAGCTGATTAGCCCCATCGAAGTCTTTTAAGAAAGGCTTAGGAATTTGATTATACGAATCGTAAGTTTCTTTGCCTTCATTCCAAAAAACTAAACTACCACCCTCTCCTACACCTAAGCTAGCTTCATTAGTATAAAGCTTAGACGCTTCGTTTAGAGTATTTATTTCATTGCCATCAGATATTAATCCATTGTCAAAATCTTTTAGATAAGAAGCTTTATCTTCTTTATATGATTTAACTTGGGTTGCTAAATTCTGGAATGATTGAGATATACCATTTATCTTAGTCCTAAGTTCCATATACTGAGGAGAAGTAGGATCTTCTATTTTTGCTATTCTACTTGCTGCGTCTGCATATTCAGATCTTTGCTTTACTAAATAATTTGTAATTGAATTTTGTTGTGTAGGCGTAAGGTCAGTTACATCTACATTAGTGTCTAAAGCATCAATATAACCAGCCACCTTCGAGTTTATAGCGTCTTTCTTAGCCTTAGCTTCTTGCATTATTAGCTTGTGATTTGCATACCCTGCTGCAAACCCTTCTGTAAGATTGTCATCCCAGGTTTTTGCTGGGGGAGCATTAGCTATTAAATCGCCCTGTACTAATTCTTTATTCATATTATTATATTATTTAAAACAGAGATTGGCCTCCGTTACTAGCTCCGCTCATGAAATCGCCAAATCCAGTTCCTTTACCTATTGCACCACTGGCAAAACCACCAAGAACACCACTAGCTATTCCTCCAATGCCCCCCATTATTTTAGCTTTACCAGCTTCAACAGCTGCTTTCTTTTGAGCTAAGTCACCTTGAGCCATACCAAACATAGTTTCCACTTTGTCTTTTTCAGCATCCCTAGATATTAATTCACCTTTTGCTTCATACATTTGTAGGTTTGCAGCTTGCTGTCTTTCTGCAACTTGATTTTGTCTTTCTTGTTGTCCTATGTCTGCGGAAGCTCTACGTAAGTTTTGTGATTGTTGTCCTGCTAATGATTGTGCTAAAGCTGCAATTCCTGATCCACCAGCAGCTCCTTGCATTTGCCCCATTATATTAGACAAACCTTGTTGCTCTTGTTCTGCTTGAAACTGAGCGGCTTGTTGGTTGACTGTAAGATCTTCCATGGTATTTTCCATGTTAGCATATACATTGGACGTATCTAAGTCCTCGTACTGTCTCTTACGGCGATTATATTCTTGTTGCGCTTTACGCATTTCTCTTTTCCTCTTGCCAGCACCGATTAATCCTCCGGCTATTGACAGACCAGAGCTTATTAATCCTCCTATCATATCTGTATAGTTTATATATTATTATTACATGTTATTTGCTACTCTCAAATATCTCTGACCCTACAGAAAACACTTCAGCCTCTTCTGTGGTTCCGTTTCTAAATTGCACTCTAGCAAAGTAACCCAATAGAGATCCACCGTTAGCTGTATTATCTTTTTGAAATAATATAAAGCTATTAACAGTTGGTCTTTGTTGAGCAGGTGATATTTCGCATATTATAGCGTTTAACCCTTGATTGATTCCTTTTACTAAACCTATCTTTTCCAAAACTTGACCTTCATATACATTAGGTGAATCCGTAAAATAAGCTATGTCTCCTATTTGTACTGATACATTTAGGGGGTTAGGGAATAATAATGTTATTTCGTCCATATTTTTATATTATTATTTACGGCGCAACGCACATATTAGGTCCAGAGCAATCGCTGTATTTACCAGTATTACCATTAGCTCTCTCGTCAAGATAATTTGTAGGTGTTGCTTGCAGATCTATAGTTATTAATTCTCTACATTCTCTTTCGTCATTTGGCCCGTTTACAGCCCATACAACATCATTTTGCGCATAGGAATTAGTCATTGTAGCAATTGTAGTTCCCCCGGATGCTATAGAATAAGCTTGTGTTGTGCTTAATAAAATAGTATCAGATGGGTCAACGCATAAAGCTGCAATCCACGCTCCAGGCCCCGGAGGACCGTCGTCCTGAATAAAAGTGTCTACATCTAAAGCGTGCGCTATTGGAACATCTTGTGTTGCTTGTATCGTTATGGTACCTTTTACTTTTACGCTATCGCCAAGCTGACCGTTAATTGTCTGCGGGTTGCTTAAAGAATATAAAGTACCAGGATTCGCTGGATCTGGAATAACCGGATTAAACGAACTAGCGGTATGGTCAGCGAGCTTAGATACATCATTTCCGTTAGCAGCCGTAATCATAAACTGGTATTCAAATGAATTTTGGTCACCTGGTTGATATGTGTAATTTGGTACAGCTATAAATGTGTCAGGAGATCCTGAGACATTATAGTCACCAGAGGAACTAAATGCAGATATAGTGAATGTAACCTCTTCTGTTTGTGCAAAGCTTAATGTGATATCTGATGATCCAGGATTAGCTGTAGCTGGATTTATATCGCCTGTGATTATTATTTTATAAGGTGATTCGCCATCGGCAGATGGAGGAAAAACAATATTAGGACTAGAATATTGACCATTACTAGGCATTACTTCATTTGTAGCTATAATAATTTCAGTACCTGTTCCATCTTGATAAAACAAGCTAGCGCTAAATGTAGCGGTTGGGTCACCAAAAAGATTTAACACTCTAGTGTCTCCTGCGTTAGGTATTGGTGGTTGGTTAAAATTACCTACCCCGCTAACATTGAAAGCATTAATGTATGTTGTATTTCCAACAGAAGGAATAGCTAATGCTTGTATGTTTATTATATCGCCGGTAACAGAGTTAGCTGGAAAAGTATAATTTATATCGTATGTTACAGCTATTAATTCGTTATATTGGTTTAACGTTTCAGTTGTTATAATACTGTAAGCCGAAGGGTCTCCCGTGTTTATGGCCGCTATAGGTGCTTGGTAAAAATAAAATCCAGCATTAGCTTGTATGGTTTGATTCCAAACTAATTTTGTTTGAGTAAAATCTCCCGTTTGAGAATAAGCGTATTGTTGAGATACAGGTGTTGCGTTTTGTGTACCTAAATTTACAATGCCCTCTACTGAATACGGGGCAAATCTAGCAAAACCATTTAAACACAAAGGTACTTCTACATCATTACCTGGCATTATAGTGCCAGCTAAAAAGTTTACATCTAAAAATACCAAACTGCCGCTTTGTTGAAAACTAACAGAACTAGGGTCTATCCCGGCTGGGAACGGCGCTATTAAGCTAAAATCCGAAGCTAATACAATATATCCATCATCTGGTGTTATAGTAAGTCTTATTGTTCCGTTTGTGCTTAAGTCGTCTCCTTGAGTTTCATTAAAATTGAAATCAGATACTGTAAAGTTATTATATGCCATTATTAAGTTGGATTAAGTGGATCGTAATCAGGTAAATACGCGCCTGTGCAAACGTCGAATGATACATAAGCAAAGAGAGCCGGATCGCAAGGCTGCCCAGTTTGACATTGATTGCCAGATGTACCTAGTCCTCCTGAAAATATTTCAGGACCTCCTTGCTCTCCAGCAGTTGAACCTTTCTGAATCACTGAAAATTGAACTGCGTCCGCGTGAGTATTAAAACTTCCATTTGCATTATAAGTATCAGGTTCAAATGTAAATGTAACATAGCAATTATTAAAAGTGTCAGGAAAATCATTAGCTACAGTTTGGGCTTGGTCCTCGGTTAAACTTAAATACGATATTCTATAGTTTTGTTTGTTACTACCATAAGCTGGAGTGACATATTTTTGTAAACTATTATTTGGATCATTACCCCATTCAGGCTCATTATTAGCGTACAGCTCATTGGTGGGATTTCCTAGTCCATCAATATTTCCTTGAGCTACAGCACTTGGTATTGGGTTGCCCACCCCGGGTGGGTGAGAATAAGGATCACCAGTTCGGCTATTTGGATTACCGTTAGCATCTAAGGTAAGTGAATCGAAATAAGTGGTTCCTCTGTTACCAACATAGAGTCTTCCAATTACAACACCTCCATTCACATGCTTGTTAGCTACCAGTCTATAAGTACCTCTACCACACGAATGACCACTGGATGCTTTTTGTTTTTGAGGAACTACAAATGTAAGATCATTTGGATCTGTCCAGGTGGTTGGTACCACAGAGCCTCCTGTAAACGCCACAAAATCTAGATTTAATAAAGCTGCAACTAAGCCATCTTCCTCGACTAGCAAACTATCTGAAAGATTATCTGGGTCAGTAACAGTTATAGTGTATGAGAATGTGCCCTGTGGTACAGTCCCTGTTATTGATGCTGTTCCTGTAAAACCATTCCCTGTAGTAGTCAACTGTAAAGTGGAAGGTAAATTAGATACGCTCCACCCCAATTCTGATAAAGTATGATCAGGATCTATTGCTGTTATACCTGTCCAACTATATGGATCACCAGCGGTAAAAGGACCAGCTGGAGGCGTTGAGTTTATAACAGGCCCTTCTGGAACTGATATTATTTCAACATCTACAGTAGCAGGAGAACTATATCTAGATCCATTATAACTTCTATAAGTGAAACTGCCGGCTCCTCCATAGTAATTTAATACATTAGGCGTAAAAATTATTTCGTCTCCATTAACAGCGCCTAAAACCCCATTTAGAGTGTTGTCGGATGCAATCTCGTATGTAAGTGGGAAGCCTTGTGGGTCGCTACCTGTCAATGTCAATACGGTACAAGATGTGCAATCTTCTAAAACTTCATAATATTTATTATCAGCATTAGGGGGTTGTATTTGAATGGCACAATCAGGTTCTCCGAATACATGCACATTAAATACAGTTACCGGAGGAGCTATTATATTATTGGCTCTACCGATACCTTGCATTGGAAACTCCTGTGAATCTAAATTATTATTATCGTTGGATGTGAAATATTTGCCCTCTCCTTTTATGTATTGGAAATATTTGTTTTCCTTATCTAAAAATTGTTTTATAAACCCATTTTGAAGATCTGTGTTCATGTACTGAGTGTACCAACCCTCGTGCAATAAAGTTTCAGAAGTTAAACTTTGCAACTGTAAAGCCTCTACTTCTGCTAAAGATAGGTTAGAGTATTGATCATTGCTATACACATATTCTCTTGATTTACTACCTGAGTAATTTAAAGTCTTATACTTTTTTACTACGTTAGGCATTTCATTGATTAAGAAATCAACTGAACTATCATATTGAGTGCCATAGAAATTGTTTCTTACAGAATCAGCTGTTCTGTGCTCCCACATTCTACCGTTTCTAAAAGTATAATATCTATCATTTAAACTTATACCTCCTTCTGTACTAAAAGTTTTTCTGCTTTCCCAGCCTTTCACTTCTTCTTTAAAAGATACCACTGTATTATTAGGAGTATATATTGACCAATTACCTTTTATAAAAAATCTATCTTGAAATCTACTAGCCCATTCATCAGTTAGTCCATCTAAACATAAATTATAAGCTTTTTTATCATCGTCAAAAGAGCCCCATAAGTATTGAGATTGCTTTAAGTTATCAGAATAGAAGTCACCCATACCATACCTAGATATATCTTCAAGGCCATCATTTGATAATCTTAAAACAACACCCCTGTTTTTATCAGTAAAATATGTTCTGAATCCATACGAAGCAAAACTTTCAGGGTTTTTGCTTATGCCAAATTCTCCTGCGTAAGGAACTGCTTGCCCTAATACATTATTGTTAGATGTAACATTAGAGTTACCATCCGCATTAAATAACGCATCTTTATTAGCGAGTATACGAAGTATTTTATCTTCGCATAAAGCCACTAAATTGGTATCTCTTGAATGTAATTTTTGTATAGAGCTATATATAGGATTAAGATCCTTAGTTATTTTTTCTGCTTGTATAAATTGATTTAGGTTATTTACACCAGATGTTGAATTAAATATTTGAGAATATATTAAACCTGTTAATCTTCTTTCCTCAGCATAAGGCTCTTTTAAAGTGGCTGAAACTATAGGGCCATTGTCTATAGTGACCGCATTGTAATCATCACGTACCCTGTCTGATTCAACCCCGTTACCAAAAGATATACAATTATGCCAGTCTAGTATATGAGGGTTGCCATACTCACTCATTGGGTAAACCTTAGAAGCCGCATAATATAATTCTAATTCAGCTGATTCTTTAGGCTCTGTTTCAAATATACCTGGATTATCACTAGTAAAAGTTACTGTGTCAGGAAGCACGGTTAAAAACTCCATGCGAGGTGAGCTTGCATCATTCATAGGGCGATTGCCTCCTCTAGGAAAAGACCAACCAGCGGGTCCTTGAAATAAACCAGTACCGTTAGCTACTGTATCAATAGGTTTAACTTTAAGTTGAAATCTAGTTCTCTTGTTTGATCCCTTGTTGTATTTGTTTCTTTTTGAATTATTTTCGTAATTCCTAACTCTTTGAAATTCTTTGGTCGCTGTTATCTCGTATATAACTTGATCAGGATCCTCCTCAAATCTAAAAAGACCGCCAACTTGTAAAAGTATATCTACAGCATCTCTGTATTGATTGTAGACTGTCCTACCTACATTAAAATCTGCACCTTGTGGCCATATACCCGTGAAAGATACTGTAATATCATTACCTCCTACAGTATAAGCAGCGCCAGTAGAGCCGTTGGCATTAGCTACAGACCCTTGATCTACGAACCAACCGGTATAACCCCAGCCTCCGGTAATGTAACTTCTATTAACACCAGTGCCAATAAAACCCATTTTTAAAGATTGCTTTACTGCATAATTATTTGAGTTAATAGATGATAATATATATTCCTGTAAAGTTGAATCCTTATATAGTTTAATAAAAAACCTACCTTCAAATTCTGGTTTATCATCAAAATCCTCTGTAGCAAATTGTACATTTAACCCAACAACTTTATTACCATTAGCGTCGGTAGTGAAAGACATGTCGTCCCCAAATTTACCCTCTATTGTTATTCTTAGCGTGTTACTGCCGTCGGTTTGAATACTAGTTACATTATACCAATTACTTCTTGTTGTAGTTGTATATACTCTTACTATTCTTTGCTTTTGCGTTGAATCTAATATAGATCTAGCTGTGCTAGCCTCTAGGGCATCTTCTTTTATATCTATAGCTGTAAAATCTGGTTGAGGTATTCCAGTGTCAAGTATATTATCACTGCCGTCAACACTACCTGCAACTTTTATTACTTTTCTTAAAAACAGAGGCGCTTCATTTGAAATAGCTACTACTTTGTATTTAGCAGGTATTGATACAAATTCGTCTTTGTCATGTCTTTTCTTTAGCTCTAAGAACGTAGATTCGTCAACTTTATTTCTTTCTGCAGAAGGAAAACTTATCCAAACATTACCGTCTTCAGCATCGTACCACCTGTCCATAGCTAGGTTGTAATACTCGTTAGATGTTTCTTTTATATAGTATCTAAAACCCTCGAAACCAATAGGGACATTTCCATCGGTTTGAGCTGTTATTTGGTTATACTCAATTGCTTCAGGTTTTTGTAATGTTGTTGCAGCAGATTCCGATGTAAAAACCGGTGTTTGTCTACCATATTTATCCTGGAATACTACACCTACTTGATATGTTCTCTGCGATTTTATAGATTGGAATGGTACTTTTGGTAAACTTTCACCTGCCAGCGTTAGTGTATGCTCACAGCTGCCATTAGTGTAGTCACAGTCCCATTTGTCATTATGAGTAATAGTTTGTGTTAAAGTAGGAGATACATCTATATTAAACAGATCTTTTAAATTAAAGTTTTGAAGATAATTACCATAGACTATTCTATTACCGGTAATTTCTTGAGATTTTGCTACCCTAGGTACGTTATCATAATTTCTTAATAGCTGATTAGACGGCAATATTGAAGATATGATTTCAGATTCTATATTGAATTCGTTAGCGTTCCATATATCATCACCCTTAATGAATGTATCTACTACATACACGCTTGTACTATTACTTTCTTTATACAAAAGATCTACTTCAACAACATCTAAAGGTATATTAGAGGGTCTAAAGCCTTCTATGATACATTGCCTAAGCTGGTTTACCATACCTAGATTATACCCTTTTTTTGTTTCGTAATCAAATTCACCAGGTAAGAATGCTATTTCAGAGAATGGGGAAAAAGTTGAATAATATCCATCTTTATATTTGTACCTGTAAGCAAATCTTGGAAACTTAAATTCAAAAAATGGTGGCTCATCAATTTTAACCTCCCAAAATATTTCTACATCTTGTACAGTTTCCGGGACTACAAGTATTTTTACTTCAGCATAAGTTTGTGTAACCCCTGGAGGGACAGCCATTACTTCTACTCTTACTTGATATTCGTTTTCAAAATTTTCATCATCTACAGCAGACCCGTCTAAGGTTAGTATATCACCTACCCTATAAAAAGGATAAGGCGAGCTAGCCCATGTTAAAGTTAATTCCTCCCCTATTTGCATAGGAATTCTACAAGTAATATCTACACAGTTACCAGTAGCTGCTCCAGGATCTTCTGTTACAAAATTTTGTTGAGTTGTAGTTTCAACTATAGCTGGATTACCGTCTTGATCTACTGCTCGTGTTTCAGACAGCTGTAAGCTAAGCGGGACCGTTGGTGCTTTCTTTATAACAGTAATGTCCTCTTCTATGAAATCTCTACCATTGAATACCGTATGAGTGAAAAAGTTTCCCGTTAAGCCCGGGGTTGGGGAAGTAGCGCTTTTAAAATCATTTATATTTATTACCTTAGGCTCAGTTTGATTATCTGTCCAAAATAATAAATCTTCAATTATATTTATACCTGTTATTAAATAATCTTTACTAAAATTTAATATACCTTGTGTGTCTACTAAAACCGGGACAACTACTTCTGTTTTTTGGTCGTACTCCGCAATAGCACTCACTCCTACACTTGATATGAACCAGTATATGGTTTCGTTTATTGCATCTCTTATTTCACCTATTTTAACAGGGGACACTAAAGCGTTTATATAACCAGATCCCCATTCGGTGTAAACACCTGTGCTTGGATTTTTATAGCTATATATTTTAGGCGTATTACCTTGAATATTTTGCAAAGCACCTACATTACCTGTGTCAGACGTAGATATTTCTAAGTTTAGAGCATCTCTATACTCGCCATTTGGAACTAAACGCTCATCAAGGTCTTTGTTCATTCTCCCTGACGTAAACGTGTGAATTAATTCTGGCATATTCTAGTGTTTTATGATTTTGGACTTATTGCGCATAACTTGAGCAATTTCCTCTATTTTAATATTTGATAATCTTATTTTTGTATTACGTCTCGCGGCAGCTAATTCTCTTTTAAATCTATTAACTAAGTATTCCGGAGTATTGATTCTCGTTGCTAAAATCGCGTGAGCTATGTATTTATACATTGCTTCCTCTGCGAATTTATGTACTGTAAGATCCTCGTCGTCCCCGCTT